TACGACGCTGATGGGGTATGTGGTTGCTGGTGTGGCCACGGTGAAGATCGAAGTTTTATGTACCACGGTCGGATTTTGCAGGCTTCTGGGTTTAGCGAGTGCTTCCCGAAAAGCGGCAGCACGACGTTCGGTTTGGGCAAGTATACGGACGTTCAAAGCGGAGAGTACCCATCCTACAAATACGGTTGGCGTCCGTCAATCCACATGCCGCGATGGGCTTCTCGCCTCACCTTAGAACTGACCGAGGTGAGGGTTGAGCGGCTGCAGGACATCACTGAGGCCGATGCGCAGGCCGAGGGAGTAATGCCTTGGTTCGCAGCCGACTTGCAGCCTGACGGAGAACTGAGGCCAGGGCAGAGCATCGCTTACCGTGCGGCTTTTCATGACCTCTGGGACTCCATCTACGGCGAGAAACATCCCTGGAAATCGAATCCATTCTGCTGGGTAATAAGTTTCAGGAGGGTCTTGTGAAGAGATGCAGCGCATGCAAGATTGAGAAAATCGTGGAGGAGTTTTATAAAGACAAACGAACTCCTGATGGGCTCAAGTCGCAATGCAAGAAATGCCACTGTATTTGCTCAATGATGTCTCGTGATGTAGACAATCATCGGAATTATAATCGCGATTGGCATAGAAAATCTGGTTACGCTACGAGGCAAGAGGTGCGGGAAAGAGAGATGCTGAGATCCCGCGTCAGAGGAAAATCCCTTGAGTGTCGAGCAAGGGCATTAGCAAACCGAGCCATAGAACTTGGATTTCTCGTTCGCCCAAAAGAATGCCCGTTATGTGGAACGGTTGACCTTGGTATCCATGCACATCACGTCGATTACATGAGGCCTTTAGATGTTGAGTGGATGTGTTCTGAGTGCCATGGAAAAAGACATCGCAAAATCGTCGAGCGCTTCAAGGTGGTGCGCCCATGACACCCGGCTGCCGAGTCCAGCTATCCACCGACGCGAAGCTGCAGCGCATCGACCCCTTGTTCGACCGCTCCACTGGCACCGTTCTATCGGTCTGCGCGAGCGTCGCTACAGTTCGGTGGGATGTGGGGCGCACGGCAGATTACGGCCTTGACTGGCTGCAGGTGATCCCGGGCAAGGTCGAAGTCCCGGGGCAAAAGCAGCGGCTTGACACAAAGTTCGCATCGAGGTGGAAATGATAAAAGTTGCACGTGCTCTCCAGCGGATCATCGATGAACAGGGCTACATCGTAATTGCTCACCACTCGCAGCATCCAGTTGGTGCGGTCTTGGAAAAGGTCGTAGATGGATATGGCAATCCGTACGGCTTCCCGGTTGTCGTCAAAGGATATACCACGGAGGAAGATTATCTGGGGCAGGTTGCAAAGTACAGCAAATCGCGTCCCCTGTCCAGTGATTATTGCTACGAATATTTCCACAAGGTGGTTGCAGAATGAAAGATCAGTGGAATAGAGAACAGCCCGTGCAGAAGCTGACCGGAGACGGCCCGCCTGTTCGCATCCTGATGTCGGAAGGAGTCTGGTGCGTTCCGCCCGACCAGAGGCCGCCCGTACCGCCCGCGCCACAGGAGCATGGGCCTGACTTGATCCCGTACCACACGTTTACCAAGGGGGAGAAGCGGTGAAACATATCGTAGGTTTTTCTGGCGGTATTGACTCTCAGGCGTGCGCGCGATGGGTGCTGAATCGGTTCCCATCCGAAGACGTTATTCTGACCAATTCCGACGCTGGCGGGAACGAGCATCCACTTACTGTTGAGTTCGTCGAATGGTACAGCGAAAATATCCACCCAGTAGAGCGAGTCAACGCCATCGTTTCCGATATGTGGAAAACGGAGGGAATCGCTGAAAAACGAGGCTATGACGGAGGATCAGCGCTTGACTTCCCGACGATGGCCGCTATTAAGGGGCGTTTCCCAAGTCGTGTAGCTCAGTTTTGTAACGAAATACTGAATCTCAATCCACAAAAGCGATGGCTTGATATGATGTTCGGGCTGGGGGGAAAATACGAAGGGCAAACCTACTGCCGCTATACCGGAGTCCGCCGCGACGAATCGGACGCTCGTAAACATACGCCGTTTCAGCGTTGGGATGACTGGTTTGATTGCGAGTTATTTGCGGTTCTCTTTGACTGGACTAAGCCCATGTGCTTTGAATATGTAAAGGCGCATGGTGAGAAATTTAACGAGTTGTACATGTTTGGGTTTGACCGCGTAGGTTGTGCGCCGTGCGTTAATAGCGGGAAAGACGATATCACAAATTGGGCAATTCGTTTCCCTGCGATGATCGACAAAGTGGAAGCGTGGGAGATAAAAACAGGGCGCACTTTTTTCTATGCCATTCGTATCCCAGGGATGCCACGAACGGTAGGAGTGCGTGATGTTGTTCGGTGGGCCATGACAGCACGAGGTGGGCGGCAGGATCTTTTCCCGGTCCTCCATGAGCGAGAGGCTTGCGAAAGCAAGTATGGGTTATGCGAATGATAAACCCTGCCCGCCGCATCATTCGCCTCGATCCGCAGTATCGCGTCGCATCGCGAGCTCCTGAGTACGATCCCGTCGATTGGGAGCAACTCAACGCACTCTGTAAGCGGCCAGTAGACACGCCCCGAGCCAAACTCACGCCCGAGCAGATAGCGGAGATACTGGCGCAACCGGAGGGCAAGCCGTGCCCAAGCTACAGCCGGCGCACCGGGGAGCTCATCCACGGCACGATCGGTGCCAGTCGCACGGGCTGCACCTGCGACGTTTGCGTGTTCGCCGCGGATCGGCGCAAGAAAGAGCGCTTCTATCGGCAGAATGCTAAGAAGAAGCGGGCTGGTGGTCGGGGGAGGGCGAAAGCCAAATAGCTTGCCATGGGACCCCAAAACAGCAGGTCTTGCCACGCCGGGCTCCGCTACTTGTGGCTTTTTGCCGCGAAGTTGTTGTGTGGAATTGTAGCGGAAGTACCCAATGATAAGCTAAAATTGTTCTTGGTCTTGTTTCCTCGGCTGATCCCCGGGGATAGGGACCGTGAATATCGGGGATTCACAGGGTGGCGCTCACTTCGTCACCCTGCCCCGAAGCCTCAAGTGAGGGGGCTTTAAATGAACCAAACGACCGATGCACCTTTCCAAGCAATACCGACGACCTACAATGGCATCCAACTCAGGAGCCGCATGGAGGCGCAGTGTGCGCTTCTATTCGACACTCTGGGCTGGAAGTGGGAGTACGAGCCAGAGAGCATCATGCTTCCGAATGGCGTGGCTTACCGGCCGGATTTCTGGCTACCAGAGTTCCGCTGCATAGTGGAGTGCAGGGGCTATGATTCTGAAAAGGGACGCCAGCAAATCCAAGGCTTCAGGGATTTATTGGATTCAGGAGGCGTTGACAGCAGCAGACTTCGTAATTGCGGATCTTACCTGACAATCGGGCCTGATCACGCCAAGTTCTTTTGGTGCAACGGAAGTCACATTCTTTCAGACGCATGTATCGCATGGTGCCATATCTGCCTAGCATGGGCGCCGTCAGGCGTCTTCTTGGAGTATTGCGATAGGTGCTTACGAGAGTGTACGCATTCTGAGTCCATAGAAGTCTGCGACGGGAAAATCAGCATTCACGGCTTCAATAGTGGGGAATGGGCGACCTGTGAACTTCGTTTATCCGACCACTTATTCAATCAACAAATTGCTATTCGAAACGCCGTCGGCCGATTGCGCCAATCTGCGAAGTTGGTGGATTCCATGATCTCAACACCAGATGAGTTTCGCGCGGCTTATCTGAAAGAGAGGGAGGCGAATGGCTAAGGCACTCCCGTACTTCCGGTGGTATCCTGCCGACGCCGAAACCGACGAGGCATACTCCGCTCTAAATGACCTAGAGTTAGGTTTCTTCCATCGCTGCCTTAACCGCGCATGGCTTAACAATGGCCTACCCTCCGACCCGGATGAGATCTCGCGAATTATGAAGGTTGAGCGCGAATATCTGGACAAGGTTTGGCCGCGCGTCTCCAAGATGTTTAAACCTCAGGTTGATGATTTGTCGCGTATCGTCAACAGGAGACAGGAAGAAGAGCGTAACGCAGCGCTCGACAAGAGCGAGAAGAACAAACGCGTTGGAAACGCGAACGCTACGCGTGGAAAACGCGATCGCGAATTTCACGCGAACGATTCGCGTTCTGTTTCAAACGCGATCGACCCACAACACGCGCAGGCGGGCGCTGTATCTGTGTTTGTATCTGAGTCTGAAGTTAAAACTGAAAAGAGCGTCCACGAAAAAACTGCTGGATTGAAAGTTGTGAAGTCGACCGAGACATCCAGCGACAGGTTCAAGGAATTCTGGGATCGCTACCCGGTCAAGGACAACCAGCAGATAGCGTTCGGTGTGTGGGATGGGCTCGTCACTACCCAGAATGAGACAAAGGTGTTCGCTTGTCTGGATAGGTACTTGGCATCTGATCGAGGCGCACGGTCACCAAAGAACCCGGCTAACTGGCTGCACGATTGTGCGCGTGATAAATGGGAATCCGATTGGCCGAAAGCGCGTGATTCGCCTCCATCCAAGACTGAAATACAAGGGACGATTTACAACTACCTGCGATAACCTCCCATGACCAAAATAGAAACCAAGGGTCTGCCAGTTGCGATCGATTGCGAGCGAATGATACTCGGCTCAGCGATGATCGACGGCTCCATGCTGCACGAGATACGGCCTCTGCTGACCGCCGAAGACTTCAGCACGCAGGACCACAAGCGAACGTGGGAAGTCTTGTGCCACCTGTACGATGCGGGGAAAGGCACTGATCGCATAAGTGTTCACCAAGAAGCGGAAAATCGAAACCTTGGGCTAACGTTCACGTTCCTGAACGGCCTTGACGAAAACATGCCGCGGCTGCCATCTCTAGGCAACTACGTGCAGGCGGTCAAGGACAAGACGCTCTTACGCCAGATCATCTACGCATGCCGGAACATTGCATCGCGATGTATCGACGGCTCCGAGAACCCGCAGGCGATCCTCGAAAGTTTCGGCTCACTCGCTACGGAGCTTGTACCGCGCGAGTCGAATGGCGGGCTGCAAAGCGCCAGTGAACTGGTTGATGAGGTTGGGCTGGAACGCCTCATGGCCGCGCGCAAAGACCGTGGGTTGCTGTTTCCGTGGTCGTGGCTCAATCAGTGGACATGTGGAATGCTGCCTGCGGAACTCTGGGTGCTCGCCGGGCACACCAGCACGGGGAAAACATCGGCAATGCTCCAGCATGCGGTTAGCGTGGCCCGCAGAGGCCAAGGCGTCGCGATATTTTCGCTTGAGGTTGGCAAGCAAGCGCTGTTTCAGAAAGCCTGTTACCAATTGGCCATGGTCGACTCGGAAAAAGGCAAGGCGAACTCCCTGGACGATGAAGAGCGCCGAAACCTACAACGGGCGGCGCAGGAACTCTACGATTCGCCGATTTACTTCGACACGTCAGCGACCACCGTTCAAGCCATCCACGCATCAGTTAGGCGGCGCCGCCTGAAGAGTCGCGTTGACCACGTGATTGTGGACTACCTGCAACTGCTCGGCAATTCAGGACGACACGATAACCGCGCGCAAGCTGTCGGAGCTAACGCTTGGGGATTGAAGATGCTGGCGACAGACTTTCAAGTACCAGTTTTGCTCCTGTCGCAGTTCAGCCGGCAGAAGGAAGGCGGCACCAAGCGTAAGCCGGAACTCTCCGACCTGAAGGAATCTGGCGACATCGAGAATCACGCGAACGGGGTTTGGTTTCTGCACCGCGAGGACCAGACGGATAGCGACATGATCGCAATCGACTTCATGCTGCCCAAGCAGCGAGACGGCCGCAGAAATATCGCCAGAGACATGCTGTTCATGCCGAGATATCAGAGATTTGAGGAAAGGGAGCGATGAGCGACGAATTACGAACTGCGATTAGCAGAGCACGGTTTGCAGCGGCCGAGGCCGAAGAGTCATTGAGGAACCCAAATTACCCAATACCCGCCGCAACCGCGATTGAAACCCTCGCTGGATGCGTGCGCAATATTGGCTGGCGCTGGCAAGATATCGAGGCGCTGATCGCCGAGCGCGACGCACTGGCGCAGCAGGTGCAGAAATGAACACTTGCGCGGTGAAAAGTCTGGCGCTGCTACTAGGGTGGTGCGTTGCGGCTGTTATTTGGTGGAATCAGCCGATTAGCCATTACACGATGGGATGGTTCGCGTATTCAGCATGGGCGGCTGAAGTAAACCTGGACAAATTACTTCGCGCACTGGCGCAGCAGGTCAGTAACGAGGTGGCTAAGTGAGAGATCCCCGTGTTGATCCGCTACCTGGAGACGAGATTATATTCGGCCCCCAGTGGCAGTTGGAGCGGTACGCGGTCCTTCGCGCGAAGGATGGTCTGGTCCAATACCAGATGGGCCCAATGAGAGCGGTTCTCCAATGCACGCTCAAACAGTGGCGAGAATGGGCCCAAGGTGGGGACGTACAGGTGACAGCGAAGGAGCCAAAGTGATCAAATTCAGTCAACTGACGCCGAGCGAACTGGCCACACTAGCAGATTCGCCCTTCGCGGGCTTCCGCGCACGCCAGATACCGTCGGACTGGAAGCAGATACTCGCTGTGCACCCGGCAGTCATGCGCAGCGACAGCGAGGCTGCTATGCCCGAGGGCAAGCGGATTAAGCGGCGGGAGGTGGAGGTATGAGAGTTTTACTTTGTCAACTCGACGGCAAGATTCCAAACCTAGCGCTTATGCGGGTTTCGGCACATCATCGCGCGTTGGGTGACACGGTAGAGCTTCGCCATGGTGCAGATTTCACGAGGCACCTGTGGGATGATGGCCCGCCCGATAAGGTCTACGCAAGTTGCATTTTCGTCAAGACGGCGTTTTTGGTAGATAGACTAGTGGCCCTGTTCCCGGGCGCAGTAATCGGCGGAACAGGCTTCGATGTTGCTAAGACTCTTGAGGATGTTGGTATAACAACAAGCAATCTCGATTACTCAATTTATCCACGATTCCGGCAAAGTATTGGGTTTACGCAACGGGGGTGTCGATTACGCTGTTCGTTCTGTGTAGTGCCAAAGAAAGAGGGTGCGATGCGGCCAGAAGCGTCTATCTCGGAGATTTGGCGCGGTGACCCATGGCCGCGGGAGCTCCTACTTTTGGACAATGATTTCTTTGGTCAAGTTAACTGGCGGCAAAGAGTGAAAGAGATTCGCGAAGGGCTGTTCAAGGTCTCTTTTAACCAAGGAATAAACGCCCGGTTTCTAACCGATGAAGCAGCCGAGGCAATCAGCAGTATGGACTATCGTGACAACGCAATGAGCGCCAAGAGGATTTATACAGCATGGGACAATTTGAAGGATGAGGGGCGTCTGTTCGATGGACTTAAACGGCTTGTTAAATACGGAGTTAAGCCAGATCACATCATGGTCTACATGCTCTGTGGATACTGGCCCGGAGAAACACAGTCTGACCGTGAACATCGCCGTATGCGGCTGCGCGAATTCGGCGCTCGCCCATACCCTATGCCCTACACTAGAACGCCGGAATTAGTTGGGTTTCAGCGGTGGGTAATCGGCGCCTACGACAAACCAGAAAACGATAACTACGTTCCGTGGGATGTGTTCATGGGAGCGAATTATCGGCCGGAAAATGTGCGACCGCCAGCAACATTTCCTCTATTCGAGGCTTGTTTATGACCAACCCATTCGTAACCGAACTCCTAGCCCTGCTCAAGCGCCACAATGCGGAGATCAACTGCACATGCAAAACTGGCTGCGACCTGGAGGTCTGGGCCGAGGGCAAACAGGTGGCCAGCTTCGTGTGCCACATACCGAGCCTGTTCAGCGCCGACGGCGGGCCAGATGATCGGGAGGAAAAGCTATGAGACTGACGCGAGAAGAAGCGCTAAAGCGGGTCTGGGATGAATGCAAGTGGCATTCTTCGTCAAACGCTAAGATGGCGGAGTCAATTGCCGAACTATTGCTCTCCGTTCAGGCCGAGACGGAGCGGCGGGTGGTGGCGGAATGCTGTGAGATTTGCGACATCCACGAGAGTTCAGCGGAATTGGTGGGCAACACGCAAGCGGTAGACGCGGTACAGCGTTGTGGCCAACAGATTCGCGATGCGTTCCCAGAATAGGCCATTCAACTGCAAGTGCATCCGCATGTTACATATTTTGCTTCTCGTTTTCGCCCTTGTTCTCTTTATTCTGTCAGCCGTTCCGGTGCCCGCCCGATTCAATCTGATGGGCGCAGGGCTAGCGTTCTGGGTCCTAGCTGAGTTGCTCACGGGAGTCGGCCCGCTTCTGCGATAACGTCCGGTTCCTGACGGCGAAACCAAGCGTCGAACTCTTGCTGTTCTGCCCGGTAAGCTTCCTCGATCTGAAGCTGCAAATTTCCAATAGCGTCCGCTCGATCCCGTGCAATCGGGATCTCATGGGCGTCAATTTGGCAGTCGATCAACTCCTCGAGGCTTGCGGGCATTGAGATACATCCGCCTCAATTCTACCAAAAATGAACCGCTATGTTTCGCGTAGTGAAACGTAACTGTTGACAATAGTACCGTCTTGCGGTAGCCTGATTGCGAGCCGCTACTTGTAGCGGTGCGGTTGTACCCTTGCTGAAAAGCAAGATCCCCAGAGCACTGTTTTCGGCCCGATCCGAAATCAATCGCATTCGTCCCACCAAAACTACTGATGACTGGCCAAAAGCTCCGCATTGCCCTTGAGCGCACAGGGCGACAGCAGGAACACACCATTCAGGTAATCGATCGGCACCGCGCTATTTCGTGGCTCACCGCCGCGCAAGCATTCGAACTGGTCGCCACATTCCCCGATGGTCACTGGGTCGGTTCAGGCTCCAATCGCAACATCAAAACCATTGAATTCAAAGCACCAAAGCCAGTCGAGCGGCCAGTTGTAATCCGCGACTCAGGCTTTGGTTTACTGCGTTATCCGATGCCGAGCATGGGCTCGCTATCGAATCCGTTTCCGGCGCTCGCGCGGCAAGGAGCAGGGCTGTGAACACTGAACGTTCCTGCGACTGCGCGGTGTTATTTTCGGAGATACGAAGAGCGGTTAATTTGCAACATTGTTCAGCTAGTTTCGTTTGCCAGCGTCATGGCAGCGTAACGATAGACAACCGCCACCTGCCAGCGCCTGTACTTCCTCGCCCATACCCTCATACGTTATCGTCTGGGCCTATCCGACCGCGTTCTGCCGCATGACCGAAGCTGACTACCTGCTCTACGAGCGCATCGCCATCAAGATGGACAGCGGCATCGATGAAGCAGTAGCCATCGAGCAGGCCACGCAAGAGCTTTCCGCACGACAGAGCGAGATGTTCGATGTTCATGGATGAACTAGAGCAATTCGATCGCGCGAAAGCCATTGACAGTGGGTTCGCGCGCCAATCGCGGCAGACGAGTAAGATTCGGCCGAACCGCCAAGAAATAGCTTTACAAGACCCGCTTGCAGGTAAACGGGCAAGGTACATCGAGCAGCCGCGGCCAAGGCGCCAATGCAAAGCAGCATCACCACACGGCGACTGACGCAGCGGGAAATATCGCTCGTTCAGGGCGTTATTGACGCCAAGACCAATAAGGCCATAGCTGAAGAGCTTGGGCTCAGCATCAACTCCATCAAGGTTTACCTCTACCGCATTTTCACCAAGCTAGGAGTAGAGAACCGAGCGGAACTGGCAAATTGGGGACGCGCATATGCCGCGGCGCATGAGAGCATCAACCGCAGGTATAAGGAACAGCATCCCGACGTTTCACAACCGAAGCCAGTCTTTCAAGGCGTCGACGTAACTGAGTACGAAGTTTTCAGTGCGATGGCAAGGCAGATCATCCTGACGAAAGACCAAATCGCAGAGATCACCGCGCTACTGAGAAAGAAATGAACCTCGCCATGCGCCCGTGCTCACAGCCAGGCTGCAGAGCCTTAGTCCAGGCCGGCCGATGCGCACAGCACAACGTGTACCGCCAGCAGGACGCACAACGGGAGAACTCAAACGCCCGCGGCTACGACGCAGACTTTCGCCGCCTCAGAGTACAGTGCTTCGTTCGCGACAACTGGCAGTGTGTCGAGTGCGACTGGAAACCGCGCATCATTGCAGAGTGCATCGAAGTCGGCGTGGAGTTCCCGCCAGCAGAGATCGTGTTCGAGCATCTACGCAAAGCGTTCAATCGCGGTGAACAGCATCTGCACTGCGACCATCGCCTGACAGTGGAAGAGCGACCTGATTTGCGGCTGAGTTTGGGAAATTTGCAGACATTATGCGCCAGTTGTCATAGCAAAAAGACCAGGGCGGAATCGTCCGTCGCAGAATGGCGCGGAATAGCACGGTAACTGTATCCCTTTCAATGGGATGGGAGGGGTGGGGCAAATCCCTGGGGGTCGATGCCCGCAGACCGTCAACCAGCCAAATTTTCACATCCGCAAAATGGGCAACAGTGAAATTTCAGATTTAACAAGTGGGCGAAACAGAAGAAATACTAAAGCGGCCATGAGACTGTCAGCGAATCATCGCGAGTGCGTCTCTGCCGCTCGCTCAGAGCGTAGCATACTGCTGCAAATACCTTCAACCGCAGCCTGTAAGTAGATGAAAATAAATGTCGCGCCCACGTAAGCCTTCAGCAGTTCTGGAATTATCCGGTGCATTTCGCCACGATCCTCAGCGGCGGCGCCCAAGCGAGCCGAAGGAATCTCGCCCGCTCGGAGAATCGCCTGGCCGCCTTCCGGCTGACTGTATTGCTTTCTGGAATGAGTTGGTCGAGATGTCCACGTACGGCGTGTTGAAGATATCCGACCGCTGGGCAGTTGAGCTTTGCTGCCGGCTGATGGAGAAAGCTACGCGAGAGATGTCTACCGCGACCATCCTTGAGCTTTCAAGGTGCGCGGATCTCTCGGCAGATGATGTTAAGGTCCTGATCCGTCGCGAGACGATCTCGAGCGGAGAACTTTCCACGCTGCGAAGTTTGCTCGCTGCTTTGGGGATGACTCCAGCCGATCGGACGAAGTTGAGCGTATCACCTGAAAAACCCAAGAACGAGTTTGCCGACCTTGCCGAAGAAGCCCGCGGCAACGCTCCATCATTCACAAACTGAACCGCCCGCTTTCACGCACGCGGCGATTGCCAATCAGTATGCCCGGGATGTAGTAGAGGGCAGGGTCTTAGCCTGTAAATGGGTAAGGTTGGCGTGCAAGCGCCACCTGGATGATCTGGCGAGGGCAAAGCGCGGCTGGGTTTACATTTTCGATGAGGCGAAAGCTAATCACGTATGCCGGTTCATTGAGAAGCTTCCACATGTCAAAGGCCACTGGGCGATTAAGCGGGAAACAATCAAGCTTCAACCGTGGCAGGTATTCGTCCTCTGCGTTCTGTTTGGCTGGCTCAAGCGGGAAAGCCGATTACGGCGCTTCTCTTTGGCGTACATCGCCGTACCGCGCAAAAATGGCAAATCGATCATTGCTGGCGGAATTGGGCTTTACATGTTCGCCGCTGACGGAGAGTTCGGGGCAGAGGTCTATTCCGGTGCCACAACCGAGAAGCAAGCGTGGGAGGTCTTTCGCCCGGCGCTTGACATGGTTAAGCGCACGCCAGCGCTACAGGAAGCTTTCGGCATTACGCCTGGTGCGCAGAGACTCTTTATTGCCGCGGACGGTTCGCGCTTTGAGCCAGTCATTGGAAAGCCTGGAGACGGAGCTAGCCCGCATTGCGGGATCGTTGACGAGTACCATGAGCACGATTCAGACACCCTATTCGATACGCTTCGAACGGGCATGGGCGCTCGCCTGCAACCGCTCCTGCTTGCGATTACAACGGCTGGAGATAACCTAGCAGGGCCTTGCAAGCAGTTGCAAGAGGACTGCGAAAAGGTTCTCGGTGGCTCGGCATCTCGCGATGAACTGTTCGCGATTATCTACACCATTGATGCCGGAGACGATTGGACTTCCGAGGAGTCGCTACGTAAAGCGAACCCCAATTACGGCGTATCGGTTTACGAGGATTTTCTAAAGACCGAACAGAAGAACGCGATCAATAATGCCCGCAAGCAGGGAGTTGTTAAAACTAAGCATTTCAACATTTGGCTTGGTGCGAACAACGCTTACTTTAATGTTCAGCGATGGAATGAACTCGCTGATCAGTCGTTGAACCCGGAAGAGTTCCGTGGCCTGCCCTGCATTGTGTCGGTTGACCTTTCGACCAAGATCGATATCACCGCCCGGGTAATTATATTCAAGAAAGAAATTGACGGCCGAGATCACTACTACGTGTTCGGCCGGTTCTATCTACCAGAAGATCGCGCTACGCAGCCAGAACTGCAGCACTACCAAGGGTGGGCGCTGAATAAGGACATCATTACTACTCCTGGATGCCGTATCGACTATGAGCAAATCGAGCGGGAAACAATCACTGATGTGCTTAGGTTCCGCGGCGAAGAAATTTGCTTTGATCCATGGAACGCTGAGCAGTTTGCCCAGAGAGTCGCGGCAGCAACAGGCGCGACGGCTGTTGAAATACCGCAGAATGCCCATTTCCTCAGTGACCCAATGAAGAAACTTGAAGCAGCGATTGCTGAGGGACGAATTCACCATGACGGAAATCCGGTATTTGCGACAGCTATGGGTAACGTAGTGGCACGTGAGGATGCGAAGGGAGAAGTATTTCCCCGGAAAGAGCGGACGGAGAACTTTATCGATCCAGCAGTCTGCCTTATTACGGCTTTTCGCCGTGCATCCATGATGATTGAGTGCGGCGGCGTTTCCTATACCGGCATGTGGAGTGTGGGCTAAGTGTCCATTCGCGGTGCCCTTGAGGCGCTGTTTACGCCAGAGCCCCCGCTTTCTCTTGGGCTCAAGAGTTTCACGTTTGGCCTGGGAGAGTCGCCCGAGTGGTACCAGCGGCATGGCTTTCACGGGATCGCTGCGGCATTGGGCAGCAGCGGGGCGACATATGCGAACGAAGTCGTCAACATCAACACGGCGCTGAACCATTCCGTTGTGTGGGCATGCAATCGGATCATTAGCGAGACGGTGGGCTTTCTCCCGTGCGTGATGATGCAGCAGGGCAAGGGGACCGATAAGCAGCAGGCTGAAGCGCATCCGATGTACTCGGCGCTGAAGAATGCGCCCAACAGCGAGATGACGGCTATGGGGTTCAGCGAGACGCTGACCTCTCACTGTGTGCTCCGCGGTAACGCTTATGCGCAGATCGCCCGGCGCAGCGGTACGGGTGTCGCGATGGAACTCTACCCTGTGCACCCTGACCGCGTGCAGGTAGATCGGGACAAGTCGAGCCGTCTGTGCTATGTGGTCAAGGACGGCAACGCGGCAGAGAAGACATTCACAGTAGTGCGCGGGGAACCGCAGGACATCCTGCACATCCGCGGCATTGGTGATGATGGCGTGGTCGGCTACTCGGTGCTCAGCAAGGGGCGCCAGTCGATCGGAACGGCGCTCGCAGCGGAACGTAACGTCGGCAACTTCTATGCCCGCGGCGGCCGGCTCCCGTACAACCTTAAACTGACGCAGCCGTTTCGCAGCGAAGAGGATACCAAGAAATTCGTCAACGACTGGGACAATACTTACGCTCAACCTCACAAGTCGCCGTTACTGACGCCAAACGTTGATTACCAGCAAACTGGGCTTAGCCTTAAAGACCAGCAACTGCTAGAGTCTCGGCTGTTCGGCATCCACGAGATTTGCCGCTGGTTCCTAGTTTCGCCGCACCTGGTAGGCGATCTGAGCCGAGCGACATTCAGCAACATTGAGCAGTTGGCTCTCGAGTTCGTCAAGCTGACCCTGGCCACATGGCTGACCCGCTGGGAGCAGGAACTATGGCGCTGCGTACTGACGCCAGACGAGAAGACGCAGGGCTATTTCTGGCGCCACAACCTGAACGCGCTACTTCGCGGAGATTTCGCGACGCGCATGGCTGGCTACGCAACGATGCTGCAGAACGGCATTGCCAGTCAGAACGAAGTGCGCGACCTCGAAGATTGGAATCCAGTTGAAGGTGGTGACGATTACCACATTCAATTGAACATGCAAACTTTGCCGGGCGGTACGCCATTGGCTACACAAGACCCGAAAATCGTCGACACATAAGGAGTCCCATGCTAGAAAAATTAGCTATCCCGTTTGAAGTGAAAGAACTTTCCGATTCTGGTGAGTTTATCGGCATCGCCAGCGTCTACGGAAACGTGGACATGGGCGGTGATGTTGTGGACCCGGGCGCGTTCACTAAGACCATCAAAGAGCGCGGTAATAAGGTTCGGCTGTTAGACAACCACAAGACTCGCATCGGGTTGGCGCAATTGTCGGACATTGGCACTGGGCTTCAGGCGGTCGGGAAAATCAACCTCGACAAGCCCGACGGAAAAAACGCCTATTCCGACCTCAAGTTCTACCGCGATAACGGGATGCCCATGGGCATGTCCATTGGCTATCAGACGGTCAAAGCCGATGCCGAGGGAAATGTCAGGCACCTGAAAGAACTCAAGCTATTCGAAGTCACATTAACGGAGTTTCCCATGAATGAACAGGCCCGCGTAGTCAGCGTCAAGTCATTTCGCAGGGTGCTCGATGTCATCGAAGAGCACATCGCCGAAATGAAGAGTTTCGGACCACTGTCGGAAGAAGACCGCCCCAAGGCGCTGGAGATTTGCTCCGCGTTGATGTCGCTGGCGCGAAACCCGAACGTACCTGATGACCTCGACTTCAAGGCTGGCCGAATGATTAGCGCCGCCAATCAAATGAATCTCAAAGCCGCCCATGCTCACATGATGAGCGCGGCCGATATCCTTTCTCCACTTCTGAACTGCGACGCCGAGCCCGACGGTATGGATGCCGAGCCCACGTCAAAGTCAGCAGCCGGAACTCCCGAAACAAAGCCCGCGCCGGTCCCTGACCACTCGGCAATCGAAGGACTTCTCGATCGGTTGAAGTCAGCAGTGTTGCAGTAACCCCGGAAGCGGGAAACCCAAACTACCGTCGCGATGACGGAAGGAGTTCACTTTGGAACAAACTCTCGAACAGAAGATGGCTGAAACTATCTCGGCCATCCAAGATCACCACAAGAAAGCCGACGAGCAACTCAAGAATCAAGGCGTAGTGCTCGCCGAAACGAAGACCACCATCGACAATCTGCAGAAGCAGTTGGATGCCATCGACCTGAAGTTGGTCGAGCAGCACAAGAACAGCCCGGCGCAGATGAAGTCGATCGCCGACACGCTCAAGGAAGATGACGACGTATCCCGCCTCATCAAGAACAAAAAGGGCCGCGCGACATTTACCCTGTCGGGTGACCAGGCGAGCGACATCCTTGAGCAGAAAACCATCCTCACAGGCGGCACTGGATTCACCCTTGCCACTGGCGCCCCAATCGGCATCGAGCGTCGGGTAGGTATCGTACCGGAAGCGCGTCGCCAGTTGCATGTGCGCGATCTGCTGCCCAGCCGCCCGACCACATCGCCGTTGATCTACTACGTGAAGGTCAGTGTGCCGATGGCAATCGCTTCGCCCCAGGTTGAGGGCAGCGCGAAGGCCGAAACCACCGTGCAGTTTACGACTGCTTCTGCGGCCGTGCAAACGCTCGCAGTCTTCGTTAAGGCCTCCAAGCAGGTGCTGGACGACTTCACGGAACTGGAAGGCTACATTCGCTCGGCGCTTCCCTACTCGGTCAACAAGGCCGAGGATTTGCAGCTTCTGTCGGGTTCTGGTACTGGCCAAGATCTGAATGGGCTCGTCACTCAGGCATCCGCTTTCAATGTTGCTCTACTGTCGGCCGCCGCTGGATATCAGCGCATCGACCAGTTGAGTGCGGCAATTGAGCAGGTTGAAATCCTGGACGAAGTATCGCCGACGTTCATCGTGCTCAATCCGCGCGACTGGTGGAACATCGTTCGCACAAAAGATGGCTTTGGCAAGTACCTTGTCGGCGATCCCATGAATGACTCCCTGCCGACGCTCTGGAACCGCAGACTGGTGTCCACCACTGCGATGCCTTCGGGAACCTTCCTCGTCGGGAACGGCGATCCGGCTTCGGTCGAGATTCGCGACCGCATGGAACTGCAAGTCGACATCAGCACCGAGGACAGTGACAACTTCGAAAAGAACTTGATCACGATCCGAGCTGAGAAACGGCTCGCCTTGCTCGTTTATCGCCCGCAGGCATTTATCACGGGCACCTTCGCCACTTCGCCGGCTGGTTACTAACCTCCTGCGTCCAAATAGCTAGCCGCGCGGGATTATCCCCGCACTGATGCGGCACAGCGGGCCGTCCGCTCCCCTCCTAAGTGGCGGCCCGCTCATTTCACTTCTATGAATTACGAGAACAAGGCACGTACGGCATGTATCGAGAACGAGAAACTCTTGCAAGACATTCGAGACATGTGTAACCCGCACAAGTCACCAATTCTTTATCCTGCCGTTCGATATGAACGGGTTCCAAAGAATGCTCGGCTAAGGTTTCACGGTTGCTTCACTCTCTCCAAATTCAAAGGAAGCAGGTATTCCAGCAAGCACCACGTATGCAACTCATAGCAAACCGACAGCTAACATTCACCGACCTAGGCACTTTCGCCGCTGGTCAGCCCTTCACGATTGACGACGATCGCGGCAAGCAACTGATAGACGCAGGAACGGCCCGTAAAGCTGAACCGCCGCGCATCGTCTACCAGACCAAGGTGATAACGCCCGAAGCTCCCGAGGTGAGCGCGCGGCAACCGTTTCGTGACGGCACTGTGCATCACGAGGAACCGACGAACGTGGCTCCCGCAAGCGATTCAGTGCTTCCTGGCGCAAACATACAGACCTCTCGAACTTTTGATAGTAGCGGACGGGGAAGACGTTCGCGACCTGGTGCCGAATGACCAGCGAATTCGACTCATCCACATCGACCGGACCATGCACATCGGGGACAAGCGCAACTTTGGATGCCAGCACGCGCGGGGAGAGGTCATTGTCCATTGGGACGATGACGAATTCTGCGCACCGAACAGGGTCACAGACCAAGTATCAAGGCTGGTTGAGAGCGGGAAATCCGTCACCGGATACAACTCGATGCGGTTCACTGACGGAACCAACTGGTGGCAATACCAAGGGGCCGCCGACTACGCTCTAGGGACTTCGCTCTGCTATCGAAAGTCCTACTGGGAAGAGAACAAGTTCCCATCCATGCAAATCGGCGAAGACCTGATTTTCTCGAACATGGCGGCATTTAACAGGGAATTTATTGTTGCTGATGCTGGCGACCTGATGCACGCCACGATACATAGTCAGAACACTAGCCCCCGAACGCTCGGCAGCGCATGGACAAAGCTATGAACGGCCTTACCGTAATCATCCCGAGCAAAAACTGGAATAACCTCCTGCCATGCATTAAGGCAGTCCATGAGATGGACCCTTCTGCGCGCCTAATGGTTGCAAGTGACCACCTCGACCTTGGGGACTCAGCATTAGACGGTCATTATGTTCAGTTGGCAGGAATGCTTGATCCTAATATGCCGTCGTTACCACTTTGGGTTGATGGAATAACGGTGGAAGTCGTCGGTGGAGTTAAACCTTTCGTATTTGCCAGGAACTGTAATCGTGCCATCGTAGCCGCTGGCACCGACGATGTTGTGCTTCTCAATGACGATGCCCTGCTGAAATCGCCCGGTGGCTTCACCGCGCTCCAGTGCGCAGCCGAGGAGCATCCCGAGTTCGGAGTAATCGGGGCGGTCACGAACGTCACTGGTCAGCCACTGCAGTTTCCCAAGGGCATCGGGTTGCGCGAAGTTCCGCACATCGCATTCGTTTGCGTTTTGATTCCTCGTCGCACCATCGACAAGATTGGCTTGCTGGACGAGCGCTATTGCCTCGACTATGGCGTCGAGGATCGGGACTACTGCGAATCCGTCACGCGCGCAGGGCTCAAGGTTGGCGTGCATGATGGCTGCTTTGTTGATCATGGGAGCCTGACGAGTTCGTTTCGCGGTGGACCGCACAACCAGTTGAGTTTTCATAAGAACGCGGGCCTATTCCAACAGAAATGGGGAGTGACGCCATGACTTACGATTCAAAGGACTTTCATGGGACGCTCAAAATACTCCCAGAAGACCCCACTGGCACTTTTTCTTTCACTATCGCCAAGCATCCAATTTTGGATGTCAAACATGCCCTAGTTAACGGTGTGCCGTTCAACGTTAAGAGGGTGGTAGTCGAACCCGATCAGTCGAAGGAGTTCACGGTTTCGATGGAACTCGAAGATACTGCTGGCCTTGTCGAGTGTTCTGTTTGCGGAGGCTTGATGGGCTGGTCGAATGGGCTGTACATCTGCTCCACCTGCAAAGCAAAACTCCGCGATGAAGCTCACCCTAATCGTTAGCGTCTACGACCGCCCCGAATGGCTGCGGCTGTGTCTGCAATCGCTGATTCTGCAAACGTACACCGACATGGAAATCATCGTCACGGACAACGCGCCGACCAGCGAAACAGCGGGCAAGAATGCGGCGGTGGTGTCGGCAGTGCGGGCATTCACTCAGATTCCGATTACGTATCTCAGGACCACTGGCGAATGTTACGCAGCAGCGGAGATTGCGGCAGAACAGGCGCGCGGCGAGTACCTCGGCTTCCCCTCTGATGACAACTGGTATGCGCCAGATTATTGCCGCAAGTTGATGGAATTGGCCGAGCGCGACAACCTCGATCTGGTCTATTGCGATTACCTAGTGGCGCCGCGGTGGAAGGAAAACTACAGCATTGAGCAAGTGTCGCCCGTGTGCGGCCAGATCGACAAGGGCGGGTTCCTCATTCGCAAGTCGATGTTCGATGCGATCGGCGGGTTCCCGGGCAAGGTCAACGGGCCGTCGTGTTCCGATGGGCTACTCTGTCAGGCTGCGGCTGCGCGCGGAACGCATGGGCGCGTTCCAGAGGTGATGTGGTTCTACGGCTAACTATCTGGCCAGACCAATTGAAGTATCAGTGCTGTCGCTTGTTCCATTGAGCAATTGATCCTCAAGGTACTCGGCGAACCTTTCGCGGAACACGGTTTCTAGTTCGGGATCGAGCGGGTAAAGCAACCCATCTTCCGCTCTTATGTAAACGAGTGAGCCCTTGATTTCAGGGAATTCCATAACTATATGATATTCGGTCTTCTCCGTATAAAGAACGAGGCTCGTTGGATAGAACGTGTAATTCGCTCCATTCAGCCCGTCTGCGACAAGATTCTCATCCTCGATGATCACAGCGCCGATGCGACGCCGGAAATCTGCGAGTCTCTGGGCTGCATCGTCTATCGCTCCACGTTCGAAGGTTTGCAAGAGGCGCGCGACCGTGAGTTTCTGCTGTCGAAGGTGTGGGAGAACGGAGCTCAGATTGGCGACCACTGCATCATGATCGACGGCGATGAAGCCTTACATCAGGACGATGTGCCACTCGTTAAGCAAGCAATAGCAGCGGGGATTATCTGTGCTTCATTCCGAATTCTTTATCTTTGGGATAGAACCGATCAGGTGCGCGTCGATCGCTGGTACAAGAGCTTCACTCGCCCATCTTTGTTCCGGCTGACATCTCATGATTTGACGTTCATGAGGAACAAGAATGGTGGCAACCTACATTGTTCGTCGGCTCCAATTCAGTTACTCGGAACGCAATCGCCTCTTCCGGTTCGCCTTCTGCACTTCGGTTACATGTACCAAGAGGATCGGATACGGAAATTCCGCTGGTACAACGAGATTGACGGCAATAATTCCTACGAAGACGGGTATCGCCATATGGTGATTGGCGATTTATTCCCTGCTGATTCATCGTTCAAGTGGGCTGGCCCGCTGCAACTGGAGGCACTCTAAGTGTTCAGTGGAAGCCTCGTCGCCCCGTACGGTTTCGCTGCGAACTATCCCAGTTCGAAGCTGACCGTAACGTCACCGACGCAGAGCTTTGTAGAGCCGCTGACGCTGGCCGAGGTCAAGGACTATCTCAAGGTTCCGCAGCGGTCGCCAACTGAACCAGCCGAGGATGACCTGATCTCGGGGCTTATTTCAGGCGCGCGCGTGCAAGCGGAAATAGCGCAGCGCCGTGACCTGGTGGTCAAGATGTGGGACATGTCGCTGGACTATTGGACTGGCTACCAGATTGAGGTGGGCGCACCACCGCTAGTCTCCGTGACCCTGATCCAGTACAAGGACATCAACGGGGCGATAACCACACTGGCTGAGGGCGTTGATTACGTGGTGGACACTGCGAAGCGGCCCGGGATTGTCGCGCCCTACCCGAACAAGACATGGCCTTTCTTCACCGCATGGCCAACCTCGGCGATCACGATTCGCTACACCAGCGGCCTAACACCATCTGATCCGTGGTGGTCCGAAACTGGCGCACTGGTCAAGAACGGGATGAAGCTGCTCATATCGGCTTGGTTCAATAACCGGATGCCGTTTGAGATTGGCGCTAGTGCGATGGCTGAATATCCCTACGCGGTAACGACCGCACTTCACTACGGAGCGGCACCGAGCGTCGTATGATCTGGCCCAAGCTAGACCCCGGTGGGCTAGATAGCAAGATCGACATTTACGCGCAGACGGTAGCTGATGGCACGACAGGCTCAGAGATCGGTAAGTCGCTCTTTCTCGCGAACGTCTGGGCAAGCGTCGACCCAGTAAGCGGCACTGATGTGATTCGCGGCGGGCAGAACGTTACTGAGTTGATGCTGGTGCTGAAGATCTACTACCAACCGGGGATTCTGCCAAAAATGACCGTAAACTCCGATGGAGACTGGTACATCATAAAGTCGGTCGAGAACCCAGGCAAGCGCAACATCATGCTGATCCTGAACTGCGTCGCGATCTCACAGGCTGACTAATGCTCGAAAAAGGACTCGTGATGATAATTCAGGCTGGGCTCGGTAGCCCGCCAATGGCCACTGGAGGCTTTCTAGCAGAATTGCCGAAGGATGCGACGCTGCCGGCCTACACGTACCGCATCATATCGAACCGCCCGCACACGACGCTGCAGACTTACACGGGATTCGCTGAGGCGCGCATTCAGATCGACTGCTTTGGCGCTACACCAGCAAGTGTTATGACGCTGGCGAATGCGATCAACACAGTGCTGCACGGGCATCGCGGAACGCTACCAGATCCTGATTCGACGTTCCTGCATAGCTGCTTTCGCTCGGACATGATGGATTTCCCTTTCGACCCTGACGCGCGCAACTATCGGCGCATGGTCGAGTACGAGTTGTTCTACGTAAATACGAACTAGCCATGACTGACAGACGAAACTTTCTCAAGCTATTCGGCATCGGTGCGACCGTTGCGCCAGTGATTGCAGGCATGCCGTCTATGAATGATCAGGCGATCATTGTGGAGCCTCCGAAGCTCACGATCCCCGAGACGCCAAAGATCGTTCCGGTTACAGCCATGCCAGATTTCGGTCTTAGTGATTGCGTGGTGTTCCTACGAGATAAGAAGACACAGAGAACAATACGCATTGATGCTACTGGGTTCGTCGCCGACTATAAGATGCCGTCTTTAGATTTGACCAGTTACGGCGATATTTACCGCAGACTCACCCCCGATATCGGGCGTCAAGAAATAACGTTTACGGTCACAGGACCGATGTCGCTTTCGAGTTAAAACCTTTCGGAATGTCGAGAGACACCCGTAGCCGGAACGTCGCGAGACGCCCGGTATCTTTCTAATACCAAAAACTACCGCCGTGAGGCGGAAGGAGCACTAAATGTCGTTTACGCCGCCCACACTGTACGCATCTCAGGCCAACACTGGCGCACAATCTCAATTCCAAATCGGATCGCCCCTTGCGGCGGTTTCCGAAGTCAAAACCTTCAGCCTTGACCCGATCAGCATGAACCAGATCGAGGTTACGCACCTGCTCTCGCCGGGCAACACTTCCGAGTACATCCCGGGCCTCATCAAGCAGGGAACGCTTTCTTTCTCGGGCAACTACCTTGGCGATGCCAGCCAGTTGGCAATCACCACGCACGCCAACGCGCGAGACATCTTCGCATTCTCGATTACTGCTCCGGTTCAGCGGTTGGCAAAGACCCTGACCATCACCGGAACGGGATTCTTCTCGAGTTTCAAACTGGGACCGTTCGAAAACGAAAAGCCCATCGAATTCTCGGCCGATATTCAACTCGCTTCCGCCGCAACTTACGCCGTAGCCTAACGTGTCGCTGGCAGAGAGGCTTACCGATGCCGTCATACTGCCACTCGGCGGGCGCGATTGGCGACTAGTCATAACCTACGGCGTTCTGCTGGACTGCCAGGAGGCAACCGGCGCCGACATGCTTACCAGCATCGAGGCGTTCGTCCAGCCGAGCGCCAAAGTTTTGCAAGCGCTCTTGTGGGCGATGCTGCGCAGGTCAGAGCCGCTGATCACCGCGCAGGAAGTCGGCGCGATGGTGACGCCTCGGAAACTGGGAGCCATTCGCCAGGCTGTCAGTAAGGCGTTTCTGGTGTCCATGCCAGAACCGCCGCCGAAGAAGCCCACTGGCAAGATCAGCGATCTGCTGGCGAAGTCGATGGGGTGGGCGCAGACAGCGGCATTCGCTCGGCTGGAACTTGGGCTGAGCGATGACGAGTTTCTATCGATGACGCCGCGGTTCTTTCACGAACTGCGGGAGGTATCGGTAGCGCGAATGCGTCGCGAAGAGTTACTGGTCGGTCGCATCTGCGAAGTGATAGTGAACTTCTCGCAGCACAAGCTGAAGAAGCCAGCCGAAGCCGCGGATTGGATCATGCACAAAGCGCCAGAGGACGAACCGTTGGACCTCGGCGAAAAGATGCTTAGGGAGCTAGAGAAATACGAACGATGCCACTAGACAAGTTTGTGACGCTGGTAGTTGAAGGAGTTGACGGGGGATACCCGCACGATGAGGAGAGTAAGGGCGCGCTGCGTCTGATTTACGACTTCAACAAAGTGGTTGATGCCGAAGATGTCGCCAAGTGCCACCTGCTACGGGCGCTATCTGGCCCAGCAAACGCCAAAGAGATGCGCGGCATTCTCTACGCCTTGCTGAGAACAGCACAGCCATCCATCACTATCGAAGAAGCGGGAAGTTTACTGAGCGTCGACCCTGTTGGTGTAACAGATGCGCTTCGAAGGTGTCTGAACGCGGAATACGAAGGGGCATAATCAGTGGCCGCTTCAAGCGTTCGCATCTCTGGCTTCGATGACGTAAACCGCCAGCTAAAAGAGTTACAGAAGCGACTTGAGGGAGCCTTTGTTAAGGCAGTCGAGGCGGCCATTGATGTTATTGAATCAGAGGTTCGCACTCGTACCCCAGTAGGCGAAACCGAAGAGGGAAAACGGCACCTTCGGGATGCCATCGTCCATGTCATCCGGGTTGACCCGCTGTTCAGGTTTGTTGCTGGCTCGGTAGGGTTCGGAAACGAGGGCTACCGTGCGCTGTGGGTGGAATATGGGCACCGCATGGTAAGCCATAAGCCGAAGAAGGCCGAGATTGGCACCGTTCCACCACACCCGTTTCTGCGGCCTGCATTTGACGCTTGCAAAGAGCGCGCAGTAGAGGTTTTCTCCTCCGTAATTCAAAGCGAAATTAAGACCATATATGGCTAAAAGCGTAGGCTCGATCCGGCTAGATTTTGTCGCCGGCATTCAAGGGCTTGAGCAGGTACAGAGCAAATTCGCGGCTGCCGAGGGAAGCATCAAGGGTGGCGCTGCGCGAATTGGCGACTCATTTTCTGCATCGGCCATTAAAACGGCCACGTTAGAGCTCCGTGTCGACACGCTCAAGCGATCCTACGCGAGCCTAGCGTCCACTATTCAGAGTGTCGGCGTAGGTACACAGGCTCAGTACGAAAAACTGGAAGATAGCGCTCGAAAGCTTGAGATTGCGAACCAGCGGCTGGCGCAGTCGTACAGATCGGTAGGCACTCCCGCGGCCAAGCCAGCAGAAGAAGGTGGCAGCGGATTTAACGCCCGCTTTGCCATCTTGGGGGCCAAGGATGTGCTCGAGGGGCGCATGACGAACGCCTTTGCCGAAGCCATCAACGAGGTGATGCGCTTCAAGGGGGCGCTGCTCGGCGTTGGCGTAGGCGCGATTGGCCTGATTGCTATCATCTACGCGGCGGTAACGCTGAAAGAGAAGCTGACAGAGTTGGAGTCGGCTCCCAGTAAGCTGAAAGCCGCATTCCGCGACCTGAACGATCCGCTGCGGACCACCAATGACGAACTAGCAGTAACGAACGACCGTTTGCAGAACCAGATTGCGAAACTGGAGGGCCGTCGGCAGAACACGCTCAAGCTCAGTCTTGATGAAGCGGTTGTTTCAGCCGATAAGCTCACGTCATCGTTGGGCAAGGCGCTCGAGAACCTGGAGAAGTTGCTCAAAGAGCAAAGCGTTGGCCTGTTCCGGCAATTCATCGGGGAGTCGGGCACCAAGGATCTACAGAAGGAGCTTTTCGGCGAAGAGAAATTCGCGGGCCATGGCGGGTTCACTGGTCGCGTCGAGGACATTACCGATCGCGGACAGGAAAAGCTTCGCGCGGCCAAAACTGAGCAAGAGCGAAAGAAGGCACAGGATCAACTCGATGGAGAGTTGCGTTACGCCTACGACGAAGAGATAAACGCACTTCGCAGCCGCGCGAAAGGCATCCAGGATGCGCGCGACGAAGAGAAGAAGCGGGCCGTTCGCCCCGGGTCGACAATTGCGCCCGAGCAAACCAAAGATACCGCTATCCTCGAGGGCTCCATTCGCGGGGCAATCCGAAATCTTGAGGTCCAGCGTAGCTTCGTCGGCGCGACACGCGAGAATGTAGCGTTCACTGGGCGCAAGGAAGAACTGGAGGCCAATAAGTCCAACGGAAAGCCCGGCGACGTAATCGCCGAGCGGCTGCAAGCGCTGCGCGACAGGCTAGGCGAAGTTCAGGCCAAGCTTGAGGCGGTCGGCCAAACAGATGCCTTCCGTGCGCAGGTAGAGGGTATTGCGGACGGCATCAAAGCCGTCGATCAACTAAACAAGGAACTGAAGCAGTACCATCAGACGCTCGACCCTGCTAATGAGGCTAAGGTCAAGGCCATCGCCCTGCAAATTAAGCAGACCGAGGTCGAGACGCAGTACCAGACGAAATTAGCCACGTCCGACCGCGACATTGCGAACCGCATCACCAGCCTGTATCTTTTGGCCGATGCGACCAACAAGGGTTATGAGGCAACCAAAAGGGCGAGTGTTGAGACGGCGCTGGCGCAGAAATTCGGTGAGAACTTCACCGACCCCAAGCGGCAGTCTGACATTGAGCAGCAGCGCCAGGGATTGCGAGCCGTTTACGATAAGGAGCACGCGAACCAGATAAAGGGCACAGTAGAGGGGCTTGGAGAGCAAATCAAGCTTGAAAAGGATCTCGCCGCGGCACAGTCCCTAGGCGCTGAAGCGACGCGCCTCGTCGCTCTGCAGCATCGGCTGGAACAGATTGCCAAAGAGGGTGGCGTCGAAGCCACCAAGAAGCTGGTGCAGGCTGAGATTGACCTGTATAATGCACAGCGTGCGAACCTTTCTTCTGAGCAGATCGCGAAGCTTAATCAGCGGCTAGAAGCGATCAAAGCGATCAGCGCGGCCGAGGCTAAGGGCGCCGAAGCCGTTCGCCAAGCCACACTGGAGGCGAAGTACGCCGAACTAGCGAAGTCTGGAGCATCGCCGGCAGAGGTTACGGCCACGCGCGGAGTTGACGAGGCACAGCATCAGCAAGAGATTACCTCCGAAGCGGCGAAACGTGCCAACGTCTACCGCGATCAACTCGAGAAGCTCAATGAGCAGGTGCAAGCGACTGAAAAGCTGCGCGGTACCGAAGCGGACCAGGTTGGCGTCGAACTGGCGCTAAAGGAACTTGAAGATCAGCGGCTACAAATCATCGCGCACCAGGCGCTTGCCGTTGGCACGCTTACGGGCGGATATAAGGCATTTTTCACCACTATCGAGCAGGAAGCCGAGAAGCCAGGAAAGATCCTCTACGATGGCATGCACTCTGCTGTTGATCGGGCGTCATCCGAACTTTCCAAATTGGCCACTGGCCAGAAAACCGAATGGAAGCGCACATTTCAAGATCTTGGGCAGCAGATCATCAAAGCCCAGATCGAATCCGATATCAAGAAGGCGCTCGGATCGATAGCTGACAGGTTCCCGCAACTGAAGTTGCCGGGAGCGGCTGGCCAGGTTAAACGGCCGACAGGAAACCCAAACGACCTGATTCACGTTTACGACCACGCGAAGGATACTGGCACTCCCAAAACGTCTTCGTCTCCTGCAACTCCCCCATTTATCCCTATTCCTGTCAAGAGTTCACCTAGTGGGCAATTTGGTGATGGCTATAAAGGCGGGTTCATCTTCTCCGTTTTCTCTGACTTATTCAAAAAGAAGAGCAGCGGAGTGTCCAATACTGAGCATCGGGAACCTTCCATAAGTGAAGGTCTTCCGCGTTTGCCTAGCGGGTTGATTGATCGTACCGGAAGACAAGATAACGCTACCGAGCCGACTCAACCAAAGGTCGAACTTAGCCCAGATCTTTTGCCTATTTCTGAGAAGCCATCGGCTGTTCCTTCAGCAAAGGAGCCCGGCCATCCAACTGGCAAAATCGGCGACCCAGTACATGTTTCGATCGATGACAAGGGCACGCTGGAGCAGACTCCAGGACAACCTATTGGCACCTCGCCGGATTCAATTCAACGGACGACCGCTAGTGGCAAGGGATTAGGCGGAGGGCTATTCGGCGACGGATATCAGGGCGGCTTCGTATTCTCAGCATTTAAAGATCTCTTCAAGAAGAAGGGAGACAACGGGGCGAATGCCGAACCATGGGCGCCACGGGTAAGCGAGGGACTGCCGCGACTACCGGATGGATTGATTGACAGAACTGGGCGGCATGGTAAAACCAGCGGGCCGACAGGAGATCAAAGCGATCCAATTCACGTCATCCCAGAGGTCGGAGCAGGTGGAATATTAGGATCAGTCGCAGACGCGACGCGATCAACCGAGGAAACGGGCGCTAACCGAGAAGAGGACCTTCTGTCGATATTCAAGAAGGTCATCAGGAAGAATAGCGAGGACGGGAATAGCGACAAGGGCATAACGTTTCCAGACTTGGACTTGTCGAAGCGGCGTGGCGAGGATGGTACTCAAGATGCGGCAAAGGGTAATGAAAATTTCCCACGCCTGCCAGATGGCCTAATCGATCGCACTGGCATCCCAGCCAAGAAGCCCACAGGAAACCCGGGCGATCCGGTTCATGTTACGCAGGATAGTGATAGCAGTGGGCCACTCGCCGCAGTATTCGGGCAAGGGCTTGCTGCTGGCGGTGGGCTGGCTAGCATCCTTGGTTCACTCGGTGGTGGCGCAGGTGCGGCAAGCGCTGGCACTGAGTCTGTATCGAGCACTATCGAGTTTGGTGGGTTTCTCGCCAAAGGTGGCGATATGGTACCTGGTTCGGCCTATATGGTCGGCGAGTACGGGCCCGAGTTGGTTGTGCCGCGAAACGCCGGCACAGTCATTCCCAATCACCAATTGGGCGGCAGTGGTGGCGACACTCACATTCACAACTATGACCTTCGGAATGCCGATATTGGTGCTGCGGGCCGTTTGCGGCAAATGCAGCAGCAGACCGAACTGAGCGCAGTGCGCAATTCGCAGGCGGTAGCAGCGGAGACAAACAAGCGTACACCGAAGGGGGCTCGGTAGTTTACGTGACACAAGCAGGGCAAAAGTAGGTTATTCCAGAGCCTCGGCAAGATCCGCATATTTCTCGATCTTGCTCCCACGTTGAGGATCTCGTTTCCGGGTCGCTTTCATCGTCGCCCGTAAAGCCAGTTCCTTTGCATGTGTGGCACGGCTTTTTTAAGTGAGATACCGGGGTAGTAAACGAGTAGCCATGCGTCAGGCATTCCCATCGCAGCATTCGCCAAGTTAACGGCCGTCCGCAGTGTTTAGTATCCGACCCGCTCATATTCCCAGATTAACCCAATGCCATCCGGTTCAGCTATCACTATCCCGGCCTATCCGCCAGCCCCGTCAAGCTTTGAGTTTGCCGTGGGAGAAATAGCGGCTGGCCCTCCTAATCCTTTCACCGGGCAGCAAATAATTCACGACTGGGGAACCGCGCCTGATGAAATCTCAGTTTCATGGCCACCAATGACCGCAGCCCAAGCCGCGGATTGGAAAACGTTCTTGCGTGCGCTGAAGGGCATGGTTAACTACTTCGCCTTCAGCACTGCATTCACCACGGCCTACCCCGAGTTTGCGAGTAAGAATTGGCGACTTAAAGACAATCAGGTTAGGTGGCAGGTGGACGGGAACCGCACCTATTTATTGACCTTTGAGGCGCGCGAGGCTTAAGTTTTTGGATGAGAGCGAGAAATTCTTGATGCTAACTTCTCGCCCTCAGCGTGGCACAGTTTCCTGGTCCCGTTCCCACGGCACCAACGCGCCCCGGCATATACCAGAAAAGCTACGGAACTTTAAATGAACCGCAAGACTACATTCGGCTATCTCCGGCCCTTGCAGGTTTTAATCGCGCCCCCACGCAGTGCCTAATTTATGATCGCACGAATAGTGCTCGCACCTTAAAACAATGCCACGCGATATCAGCCCCGCAATGCTAGCCGCGCTCTCTGCGCCAATGCTGCGGCCCGCGTTCTTCGTCACCATCACCTTCATCGATGCGGTGGTCTATCTGTGGACGGGCACGGGCACGGTAACCTTCGACGGCAATGATTACCTCGGCGCAGGTGCGCTAATGGGCATCTCTGCCACCGAGGAAGGCTCCACGGTTCATGCGCGTGGGGTTACGCTCACGCTGTCGGGACTCGACGCGGGATTGTTGCCAGAGGCGCTAAACGAAGCGATTCTCGGCCTCCCAGTCACGATAAAGCTGGGGCTATTCGACCTCACGACGGGCATCCTTATCGACAGCCCAGCCACCACATGGATGGGCAGTCTTGACCAGCCGAAGTTTACGATTGGGGCCAATGGCGCAACGCTTGAAGTCAATTGCGAAAGCAAGCTAATAAACCTAAACACTCCGCTTGATCGGCGCATCACCGACGAAGACATCCAATCTGAGCATCCCGGAGATCTCTGGGCGATGTTCGTTGACGGCCTTGTGCAGCGCACGCTGTTCTGGGGCCAGCCGTTGACCACCAATAACATCTAATGTCGTTCATAGCGGACCTATTTACCAGCCACTTCAAGGAGCGAGCTCAGATTGCTATCGGCGTAGCCGAAATTGCAATAGGTATCTCTACTGGCAACCCGTTTTTGGTCGTGGCGGGAGCGTCGCAGGTAATCTCCGGCGTCGGCACGATGCTTTCGGGAAAGGGACCAAAAGATGGGCAATCCACTACTATCCGAAACAGCGTCGCTCCGTGGCGGGTGATCTATGGGCAGCAGCGAGTAGGCGGGACGCTCATCTATGCCAACGCATGGGGCGATTCTGGAGCCTATGGAGGAAACCCGGTAGTACCGTGGATGCTCGATCTCGTCATCGAAATTGCGTGCCATCCATGCTTGGCGATCGATGAGGTTTTATTCGATCAGCAGCGAGTGCAGATTGATACGAATAAGATCCCGACCAACGCACTCGCGGGATACAGCATTCCGCGGCACCCCGATGCGGGATCAGGCACAAGCTTTACGCCGCTGAACAACGGCTCGACACCATACACTATTGATTCGATATCGCGCAACGCGCATGGGCTGGTCACTGTTGTTTTGCATCTCGATATCCCGTACCTTACGGCGGGCGACCAGATCAAGATTCGCAACGTTACGGGCGATTTGACGCTTAACGGAACATTTCAGGTTCAGCAGATCATCAGCCGCATTTCCGGCGTTCTGACGTTCCAGTATCTCAATGGTGGAGCGGTAGTAACGGGCTCTGGTGGGCAGGCTGTAACGCTGTGGCCAGACTACAACAATAACGTCTACTTCGAGCCGATGCTCGGCACCCAAGCGCTTGGCGAGACATTCGCCGGGATGACGGCTGGCACTCCTTTTCAGGGAGGCAATAAGCTGGTGGCGCTGTCGAGCCCCGGTGCCGCTGGTGGAACCCCGATCACCAATCTCCCGGGCGGGCAATGGACGCGCTATTGCTCTGGGGTCGGACGGACGGCGGTCTTCCTTCGGTTGCAGCTTGATCGCAATGGGCCAAACAACACCAGTAAGTACTTCAAGGGCGGAATTCCGCAGTTCAGCTTCCTTGTCCGCGGAAAGTGCGACATCTACGACCCGGATACCGACGGGCGCGGGTATACAGCTAACGCAGCGCTTTGCATCGCCGATGCCCTTTCGAGCAAGGTGTGGGGCTTCGGTGCCGAATATGGCACAGAGATCCCTTATCCCGAACTGGTCATCGCGAAGAACATCTGCGCTGAACCTGTAGACCTTGCCAATGGCGGAACAGAGAGCCGATACGAGTGCCATGGCTCATTTGAGCTAACAGGCTCTCCCGGCGACATATTGCAGAACATGCTGACCTCCTGCGGGGGGCGGCTGACCTACAACGATGGCAAATATGTAATCCAAGCCGCTAAGTGGGTGGAACCCATAGCCACGGCCTATGACCTGCAAGCGAATGCAGTATCGCCGCCTCCTATTTGGAAGCCAACGGTTTCTATTCGCGACCTGTATAACGGGGTAAAGGGCACGTTCATTGCCCCCAATAACCTCTATCAATCGACCGATTTCCCGCGCTACTCACAGGATGTAAAGCATGGCTATGCGCCGGGCGTTGCATGGGACGATGCCGTCACCTACAGCATCGGCGACATGGTTGTTTTCTCGGGGATATCCTACGTTTCTCTCGTAAACGATAACCTGGACAACCTCCCAGTGCTGCCGTCCGAATTCTGGGCACTCACTGCCATCCATGGTGATATCAACGTTATCGCGGACGGCGGCAAGCGCCGATGGCTGGATATTCAGCTTCCATTCACGACCAGCTACACCTGCGCGCAGCGGTTAGCAAAGATTGAACTCCTGCGCCGACGCTGGCAGGCTGATCCGACGCACCCCGGCTTGCAGGGTAGGGGGACTGGAACATTTACGTGCAACATGAGCGCGTATCAGTTTGTCCCGCTCGATATCATAAAGGCTAATTGCGCGTTCCTTGGGTGGGAGAACAAGGAACTAGAAATATCGGCCGTTCGCCTTGTGCCCGCCGCATCCAGCGATGGCAAGGCGATGGTGCTGAGCGTCGAACTCGATGTAGTAGAAGTCGATTCCGGGATTTACTCTTGGTCGGACGAAGAAGAGCAGTCACCGCAGGGCTACCAGCAGATTGAGCCGCTGCTCAACACGGTAGTTGAGACGGTGCCTTATCCGTGGTCACCGGGGCATGCTGTGCCGCTATCGGGTGATTTCCTCGAGGGCACATCGGCGAGCTTCGGCATAATGCCCTTCTACGGTGCGGATGCCGCTGGAACGCCTACTGCAACGCTTCAGATCAGTGGCTACCTGCCAATCACCGCGATAGATCAGGAGATTGGCGGCCCGCAGTTCCATTGTTCGAGCGCCGGAACGGGATCAAGCCTTCGAACAGGGACGTACGTAATTGGCGTTAGCGCATGGAATAACAGCAGCCCTGCGCACGCCAACACCGACTACCTGACACTGCAATATGTCTCCGTTCTCGCAGGCGAAACGATCACCGTAACGATTACGCAGTGGCAATCGGGCGACGCTGGCGGGGAAGTGTTCATGGCAGAGTGGGCGCCTGACGGGGCAAGCTTCGTGTTCCACCGCCAAGCCCTAGTTCCCGTGGGCGCAACATCGCTAACGATTAGCTCGTTCAATGTCTCCACTCCTGGCGGCCCTGACCCGATATTCAACCATCTCTCGGTCACGTGGCAGCAGTTAGTTCACGCCGGATGCTGGGCGCAGCAGGTATTCTCGGTAACGTCCAACACCATCACGATTAACGGCGATGGGATGACGCTCAACCAGTGGGCGGGCTACACGCTTTCTCTGCTGGCTAAGTTCGACCCGTCCATTGAGGTGCCAATCCTCAATATGCCGATCGCATCGAGCACGGCATCAGCTTCGACGCTGTTTGGCCCGCAGTTTGTATTGACGATAGGGCCGAATGCTCTTGGGCACACGTTGCCAGACCTCACCACGCTCATCGAGGTGTTCGACCTCGTGACGATGCGGTTCAACCCGACATTCACGGCGACTACTTTTAGCGACCCCAACATCGTGAACGGCTACTATCCGACAGGCGTAACAGGTGATCTCGCGGCGGGGAAAGTGGCTATCGTGCTCAGCGGGCCAGATAAGGGCGACGTGGTGACGGTTGATTCGGTGACCTCACCGACGGAGTTCACGCTGTCAAGCCCTTGGAAAATCACTCCGAACTCGGGCGACATCGTTATCATCTGCGACCCTGCGAAGGCGCCAGAGATAAAGGGCGCGCGGGTGACAGTGCCAAAGAGCGGGACAACGGGCGTTGTGGCTTCGCCGCGGATTGAGAACCTAAGCGCCGGCCAGTGGCTTTTCACCGTAAGGGCAGAGGATTCACAGAATGAGTACTGCCCCGACAATTACGCGCCGAACCGCGAACTCTACATCTTCGGCTCTGGCCTGACGCGCACCGTTGCCAGCAACACGACGCAGTACTACACCGATGGCCGCATGAACTGCGACACATCTGCGGGCAATATCATCATCCAGCTTCTACCAGAGGCGCAGCTCCAGCAGATGCTACTGATGATCGTCAAGATTTCGGACGACCCGAACACAGTGACCGTCAACGTCGCGAAGTACTATGAAGCCCCGTACAGCAGCGGAACGACACTCACGCATGACACATTCGCTGATGGAACTACGACGTTCACGCTGTTCACGGCTGGTGCAAGCAGGTTGCTGAAGTTCTGATGAGGCGCAAATGATAACCGTTATCGGAGGCTCAGGTGGTGCGGGAGGTGGCGGTGGAAATGTCCCGCAGATTGCCTTTCTCATCAACGATGGCACCATCGGCACAAATGTGGCTCCGATCCTGCGCGTGCCAGATTACCGCAGCGTCACAAAGTGCGTCGTCACAGTAAAGAACAGCGATTCGGTGGTCGATCTCGAGTTCGATATCCTCCAGAACCTTGTCAGCGTGTTCTCTACGCGGCCCACAATCCCGGCAGGAACCGCAGGGTTCACCGAGTCATTCTTCACCACGCTTACCAGTTCGCCATTGCCTATCGCGCCGAACGACCAATTTATCATCAGTATCATAAACGGCAGCGCTGGCTGGCTGTTCACCACGACCCTCGAATAATCCATGGCAACCATAGCGCCGACGATCATCCAAATCCACCCGGAGAATATCCCGGTGGCCACGCGCTTTACGCTGACGGTTTACGGCTACGATTTCACCTCGGCATGCATCATCAACCTCAACGGGGGCGACCAGACCACGGCATATGCAGTTGATTCGCCGTCAGGCTCCTGGTCATCTCGGCTAACCTGCGTAGTTAATCCGATATCGACTCCCGGGCCATATCTGGTCTACGTCATCAACCCGGGCACTGGCGATGGCCCAGCGAGCAGCAATATCAAAACGCTCACGATCTCGACGGCGCTCCCTGAAACTCCGCACCCATACGATTACGACCCAGAGTTTCTGATCCGCTACACGACGAATGCGATGCTTCAGGCTCGCGGCACGCAGAGCGTTTACTGGCAATTCGATCAGCAGGCGTATAGTTGGCACGAGCCCGACCCAGATTTAGCGAACGATTACATGTTGTTCTGGTCGGACTACAGCGGAATCTGCAACGTCAACGGTAAGAACATCACCATACCGCTTGCTTACCAGCTCGGAAACTTTGTTGGCGCTCCGGGGCGAGCCAACGCGGATATCCTTTCAGGTGGCTGCGACTTCACCGGAATCCATGGCGCGGATATCGTTGGAGGCGGCAGGCCCGCTTCGATGATCACCATCAACGGGACGATTTACCATGTCGATTTCGTAACCAACCAATATGACGTAACGCTGCTAGAAGATGCTGGCCATCAGACAGGCGTGCGGTGGAAGTCGTTCGAGGCTCGAGTCTGGGATAACCTCTGGTTCGATGCACAGTTGGCTGGTGGCACGCTGCAGGTTCCCGGCGACACTTTCAACATGGTATTTACCGGAACGTGGGGAATGTGCGATGCCAGCAGCACGACCGTAACGCTACTGAGCGTCGATCCGACCTTACCGCCGAACTTCAGCAGCCTCGTGGCGGGTCAGCATTTCTGGCTTAACGGAATCCAGTACGAGATCGCCTCTATCACGGACAACTCGCATCTTGAGTTAACGACAGCGGTGGAGCAGGTGGAGGATATTGGAACGACATCGCGGCCCTTGACGAGCGTCCGCTGGGCCTCGCCATACCCCTTTACGGGGGGCAATTTCTACGGATTCAAAGCGATCGACGTTCGGCCGCAGATTACGCTCAACGACTACTTTCTCTTGACCACGCGCAATGCCAACGACGCCGCGAACACACTTGCAGCATCGAATTCAACCAACGATGGGCCACTGGCGCTCACACACCCACACTACGACAACAGCCTGACGAAGAACATTCAAGTTCTTCCATGGGCGCAGGCGCATGGCGGGCCGAAAGCGTATACCGTTGCCCGATTCACGGATGAGACAACTCCGTTGACCTTTAGTTTCATCGGAGCATTCCCGCCCGGGATACACCCTGATTTCAGCGATGGCAATATCCTGGTGTCGGACAAGCCTCCAGTTGCAACGAAGGTGCAGTTCGACGCCAAGGTCAAGGACGCACTCGATCGCACGGCGCAGGGGAACTATGTCCAGTACGTAATGGATGCGCCAGTGCCAATTCAGACTTCGCTGAAGCAGTCGGGCATAATCTACGATCCCGTACCGCCTGGCAACTATCTAGCAACCGTTTCGCCTCCCGGCAATACCGATGTGGATTTCGACTGGTCATGGAAGCACGACGGCGTGCTGTATTGCCTGTCGCAGAGCACTGACCATGACAAGATGGCGCGGCCTGTTTTGACCAAATCCACTAACGGTGGGAAGACTTGGACGCTGATCAACACGTCAGACACCACATCGTGCAACCTGTATTTTGACGCCGCTCGCGTCGGGCAGGTGATCTATTACGCCTTCTGGAACTCCGACGTAACGTTCAAGCAGGCTAGTCCGCTGCGCTATCGCATGAAGGCCACGATCAAGAAGTACGACATCGCGACCGCCACGTATTCGACGCCCACTTGGACGGGCAACTACTATTACTCAGACATCGTAGCCAAGCGAACCAGGCTGTGCGTGCAGAGCAGTGATCTCGGCGGCGACGTAATAGTTCAGTTTGTAAACGGTATTCTCGACGGTGGCGATCCGCTAGCTGATTCCCCGGGGATTTATCTCGTTTCGGGGGCGGGGGCAACGGAATCGGTGATTGCTTCCGGGGCGTACTTCGTGCAGTCAAACGTGGTTCAGGATCTTGAAGATGGATTTCACGTTTTCTACTTCGATAATGCCACTGGTTACGGCTACTACAGACAGGTGCTCCCCGACCTCGGGCTAGGCGATTACGTCCCGCTCGATCCGAACTTCTTCAATAACCTGTCGGGAAAGTATTCACTGTTGGGGCATGGCTTCGTGACGCGCGATCAGCACACGATTAAGATGCCGTTCGGCTTGCGCAAGCCGATGGGACTGACGCATGACAACGCTATCCCGTCGCTACTTATCGGGGATTTGCTGCAAGACCCCGCAGTTTTCACTGTGCAGTTGATCGAATGCCCGATGAACAACGACCGATCGAACTGTCAATACTACGGAGGCTATGGCTACCACGGAACTGGCCGGCGCTTCCCATACAACTTGTACAGCACGGCTCGGCCGCAGGACTGGTACTAAAACATGTTCACTCCAATCGCTGGGCCGATTCCGGTTTCCTACACCGATAGCCATACCTGCGCGTCAACGCCCCTTGGTAGCTACGGGCCATTTGAGCACAGCGGAACGCTGTTCTGTTTGGATAGCGGCGACCGCAATCCGGGGTTCATCAACGTTTGGTCGAAGTCACTCAGCACTCCGGGAGGGGCATGGACCAAGGAAGCGGACCCGCCGTCTGGGGTGGCGTTGGCCAACCCCGGTGGAATATATTTTGATGGCAGTAAGATATGGTACCTGGCGCCTATTAGCGGCGGGTTTCAGCTCACCTATTTCGACTGCGCAACCCTCGCATGGACATCGGTCGGAGGCACGGCAGGGTCCAACATATACACGTCGCAGCCTTACCAAGTGCTGCCCATGCCGGATGGTTCCACACTTATTTTTGCGACTAACAGCACAACAAACCCAGGCAAGATTGGATTCTATCGCGTAGATACGGGCGGAACGTGGTCTAGCTTTCAGATCATGCATGACGAGTTGACTTCACTGGGCGGAATTGGCGGTATCGCGGTTGCGGTAAACGATGGGGTTGGAAACACCGCGCACGTGATGTATGTCGACGGAAACGCAGGCACTCCAACGGCGCTAAATGTTTACTACAGGAAAGTCTTCGCTGACAACTCAATCTCTGCCGAGCAATCGGTTGGGTCGTCCTCGATATTAAATATCAGCGTGGGATATTACCACCACGGCAGTCAGGCACTTCTTTCCGGCAGTCCCGCAATCATATCAGGCGGCCGTATGTTCGTCGCACAGACCATAACCTACGGTCCAGGCTTTACCAACGCGGGAGAGGCGTCGGCTTGGGTTTCTACAGCGTTGGACGACACGACCACCAACCCATCATCGTGGGCACATTCTACGATATTCACGGTCGACCTCGCGGGCGCGGATAGCGGGCCGCTTTTCAGCACGCAGTTTGTCGAGATTACAGGAGTGCTTAACGCCTGTTCGCACTACTATGTCTACGACGCCAGTTCGATAATTCTCGCGGATAAGCTATGGGCATCTCCGTGGACAGGATCGGCATGGGATACGGGCGAAGCGTTATTCAACTTTCAGGAAACCATTCCCACGCTGCCGACTGGATTGCCTGGTGGACCTGGTGGAGTCGGCTGGGGCGGTAGCCCGGGTAACGAAGCGATCTCGCCTTCTGTGTATCAGCTATCGAATGGGCACATTGGTGTCATGGCGGATTATGGCATCTCTGATCCCGGGGGCCACTACACCACCTCTGGCTTCAACATCAGCTATTACACGGAGTACGAAGAACTTTCTGTGCTCCCCGACCCGCATATGTACTATGCCTTTGAAAACGAAGAAGACAACACATGCGTTTTCTTCGGCGGGTACGACCAGAATCTGTCGCACACGAACTACGGTGCCATCTGGTTCGTCGAGGAAAAGCCACTGCTCGGATGGACGTATCGCGACCGCTATTGGTCCTACACGGAGCTAGACTTCTATGCGCCGTCGACTCCCGGCGATGACCAACTTGGGTTCTACCCGCAGGTGGTCATCGATAAGGACTCGCCCACTGGCTATCTACTGTTCTTCCAAGGTGATCTCGGCATAGTTGGCGCCCTGTTTACTACGGGCATTTTCGTTATGCGTTACCCGATTGTTGCCATGGGTGGCGCGGGCTCGTGCAGCCAGAATTACGGGTACATCTCTTGACGGTTTGCCAATGAACAAACTCTCGCTTTCGCTTCTGCTCGCTTGCTCCGCATGGGCGCAAGCCACAACCACCGATACCACGCTGCCAAGCATGACCGTCGGTATTGGGCCATCATGGACCCGCGGCGACATCCATGCAGCGAGTGCAGATGTCGACGTTGCTCTGCGATTGGGCAGTTCGAACGTCTTCTCGTGGTCGACGGTTTCAACTCCCGTAGCGACCGTGCCGAAGGGCGCACAGCCGCTCGCGTCGACCATCACCACTGGCTTCGCTTATGTGGCCGCGCGGTCTACTTCGGGTTCGGTATCGCTGCTGACCATCGTGCAGGCGGGATTTAATTCGGTTCAGGCGACGGGGACCACTTCGCCGGCATTTACGGGTAGCGCTGGGCTGGCTATTCGCATGGGCAGGACCAATCTGTACGTGATGCCTTACATGAAGGCAAGCAACCCGCAGAGGGGTACGGATGGTGCGCTTGTATCGGCAACGCTTCAGCCGGGGTTTATGCTCATCTACGGATTCGGGGGAAAGTGAAGCGATGAAGGGGAAAATGGAAGTCGGTCTGTGGGTATATGGGCTGGTGTCTGCCTTCATTGGCGGTGGCGCAGGCGCCTTCACTGCTGGGCCTGCTGTGGCCATGATCGACCCTGAGAAGTTCAACCTGTCGCATCCATGGCCGCTGTTCATGGTAATGGCGGCCGTGTTCGTCGCCAGTGGGCTGACTCCGTTCTTTGCCTACCTGAAGCAGAACCCGCTTCCGCCGATTGTCGTGACAGAGACGACTACCACGACGTTGCAGACAAACCCGCCAGCGATCGTGGAAATCAAGACCACGGAGACGAAGCCATCAGAGGAGCAACCGAAATGACGATCAAAACGAAAGACGGGCTGACGCTCGAACTCCCCGATAACGCCGAGGTTCAAATTGACGGCGACAAGATTACCGTCAGGCCAATGCAGACTCAGCCAATGCCTGCGGTCTATCCGTGGTGGTGGGCGAATCCGTATCCTTACCAGATTGTCTACGGGAGCCTTCCTGGAAACCACAGCACTGTTCACATTCCAGCTTGCGATATTCCGCAGACGACGGGCATTTCTTGGACTGCGACTACTAACGCAGACGCCAATTGTCCATACATGTACGTTCAGACCGACGACGGCACATTTAAGCCTCAATGAAACTCGCCAAGGATCTGCTGATCTGCTGTGCGCTAATCGCTCTGTCGGCTTTCCTAATCCACGGAGCCATGCTCCTAGCGGCCACGGAATCGGCGATGGCAGGCGTAGACCTAAGCGCGCGGCTGGATCGGGCAGAGGCTTCGCTCAGTGAGACAACGCGGCAGTTGCGGGCGCTTGTGCAGGACAGCAAGGATTCACTGGACGACAACTATTACGATGTGCGGGCGCAAGTGGAAACGACTTCAGTTATTCTGCGGTCGCTCAGCGATACGGTTGACGAAGTGAACAAGAAACTCCTGCCATCAGCAACGGTGGCAGTGGCTAATCTGGGTAGCGCGGCGAGCAATGGAGCAGATGCGGCCCAGAGCCTGAGGGGAGCGGTGGACGGTCTTGGTCGGCTCGCCACCGCACTGAAGGCAGATGCAGAGGCAGCCAAGCCGACAATAGACGGGGCTACAGCGCTACTGGCAACGCTCGACAGTGGTGCATCGGTAACTTTGGGTGATATCGATGCCCGGGTGAAAGCGCTCGAGCCTATCCAGCGGAACTTTGAGAGCACGTCGAAGCACATCGACGGCGCCGCGGCGAACACGGAAGCAACCTTGGGGTTCATTCGCGATGACTTTTCGCCGAAGAAAGCAAGCTTCTGGGTGAAACTTGCCAACGCTGCCACGGCGGGGATGTTCAGCGTATTTTTGCATTGGCTTCCGCAGAATGTACATTCGGTTGATTGATCTCGGCCCGGGGTGGGCCACAACATGTTGGTATCACTCTCAGCTTTCCTAGTAGCACTGGCCGAACGACTCGAAATGAATTCAGCACTCACGGATGAGGAGGCTAAGAAACTCGCTCATGACTGTCGAAATCAAGCGCACGTCGTATCACTCATGGACGAGATGAGAAGCCGCGAAAAATACAAACAATGTTCATCATGTCTCCGTCGCAAAAGTGCTTGAATTTAATAGAGAGATTCGAAGGCTGCGTTTTAACGGCATACCGCGATGCTGTTCGCTCGAATGATCACCCGATCGGCGTTCTGACTATCGGCTATGGATCTACCTCGAACGTCACCGAGGGAATGACCATAACGCAGGAACAGGCAGAAGAGCGGCTGCGGATCGATATTGAAGCAGCGGCCCGCTGTGTTGATGGGAAGGTCGGGCCTCCGATCACCCAGAATCAATTCGATGCTCTGGTGAGTTTCGTCTTCAATCTTGGCTGCGCGGCATTCTCAACTTCGACTCTACTGCGCAAGATCAACAGCGGAGATATATCGGGAGCGGCTAACGAGTTTGGGAGATGGGTTCGCGCAGGTGACAAGGTGCTTCCGGGGCTTGTAAGCCGTCGCGCTGCTGAGAAGTCTTTGTTCCAGTCATAGTCCGTAACTTCCAAAAGGAGAGCATCAAATGGCAGCACTCGCCATAGGAGACCTCATAATGCCATCCAAATCCATGCCGATGAATGACAAGGTTGAGATCTTGCAAGCCATTTCCGGCGTAAACGAAACCGTCGTCGCATTGCGGCAAGATGTGTCGCACATGAGGACTCAAATGGAAGACCTTAGTCGTAAGGTTGACCGTGTAGAAGGCGATAAGGCGTCACGTATGGAAATTCAAGCGATTGAGGCAAGAATAACCGTTGCAATGGCCGATGTAAAAGCAGCCGGCACTTTGGCATTGGCAGAGTACAAGGCTCAAGCAAAGATCGACCTGGATCGCATGGACAAAGAAAAGATCGGGACTGACGAATTGAGCCCCGAGAATATAAGCAACCTGTTCGACTCGCTGGAGACGCGCGTCACTGAGATGGAGAAAGAACGCGAGGCTTATAAAAATCTGGCAAAGGGCGGCATGACCGTGATGCAGAAGGTCGTCGCGATTGCGGGAGCGATTCTTAGCGGGTTCATCGCATCGGTAGCATTCTTAATTCACGAAGTGTTGGCCTTTCGGATAGGCAAGTAAAGAGGACATCATGAAACGATTTTGGCTGTTAGCGCTCACATGCGCTTTACTTTATGCGCAGCGCCCTGTCGCGCCTAATCAAATCCATCAAGTAACGGGGACTGGCGACACGCTTGTAACCAGCCATGGTGTACCAACCCCCGGCTGCGTGACGATCGACGCCAATGGAGACTTCATATCCACTGGGGCAGAGTGCGGGACGGGCAGCGGCAGCACAACCTTTGCCACCATTCCAGGAGGAACCAGTACGGGCCAGTTGATGACGGTCGGCAATGGCTCGGGGGTTACGCCAAGCGGCACAGGCTATGTCGATGCCAATCGAATCACCGGACAAGCCGTAACGCTTTACGGTACTAGCGTCACTAAGCTGATCGGAACCGCATTGGGTTCCAGCGCCTATGTCGCCGGAAATTTCCTCGCATGGGACACCTCTGGTCGCGTCATCGATTCCGGTGTTCCAAAGGACTTCACGTATTTGGACCCGTCGAACAATCTTTCGGAGCTTGCCAATAAAGCGACGGCACGAACAAATCTGCAGCTCGGGACGGCCGCACAGGGAACTTTGGGGACAGGCGCGAATAACGTCGTCCAATTGACTGCGGCCTCGAAGCTTCCCGCGGTTGACGGCTCTCTTCTGACGGGGGTCGCGGCGGCATCTGGCGCAGGATACACGTTCTATCTCAGTTCTGGAACCTACTATGCACAGAACAAAACCACTGGGGTGGTGGATTATTCCGGCTCAGATGCGGCGTTTGTTATACGATCCGCAATCGCGAACAACGCTGGCGTGTGTGGCAGGTTATTTTTTAGATCCGCGATCTATAACCTGAACTCTTTGGTTCAGGAGACCGGAAGCGGGCAGACGAACAATTTTTACGCTATTGGGCTACCTTCCACCGCTGCATCTGGGCAGTTTTGCAATTGGGTGATTGAGGGTGAAGCGGTTACTCCGATCATCGACCAATTCGGTACTGGAGTGCAGACCAGCGGGGTTATCTTCAACATCACATCTACCGCTGTCTCCAGCGTCATCTCTACCAATACAATCGATATCCTCTTCGCTAAACCACCCGCATCCGGCGCGGTAGCGTCATCGGTGACAGTTAAGTACGTCGATCTCAGATTTCCTGATAACCAACGCGGGAATGAGTGGGCATCTAACCTACTCAACGCATTGAATACCGACTATGATCATGTGGTTGCGGATTTCAACACGGCACAGGGAAGCCTTGCTTTTCCCGTTGCGGGCGCGAACGGGCTTGTCGGGTTGACCACCAGCGCGAGTGAGCACGAAGAGAATGACATGTCCCGAAGTTTCGCGATCGGTTATGACGTGTGCCTGATGATCGAGAGCGAGCATTCGGTTGTCTCTAACTCGTACGGTATCAACTGCAACCACGCGATCGACTACGGCGTCTATGCCGGGTTTGGCCCAATACTTACCCCTTCGACGTTCATCAACTCTGGCTGTACTAGTTCAGCGAGGTGCTTTACGTTAGGCACGAATGTTCAGTTTGGCAGCCTGCTAAACTTGATCGGATTTGAGGTAGAGGAACCCGCGTCTGGAACATGGGCCCCCGTATATAGGTTCAAGGAAACCAACAGCGGAAATACGTTCGGAACAATCAGCTATACGAGGACAGTGGAGGGCGTCGGCCTGTCCTTTCTCGCGAATCTGTTTGATGGCGGAGGTGGGTCCAGCTTCAAGCTAATCAACGGAACTGAAGTCCTACCCAACGCCGCGCCGTTAGCAGGGCAGGTGCCGTGCGGCAACGCAGGTGGTACTCTCTATGCTCCGTGTACAGTTAGTGGCGACGCGACTCTGGCTAGCACGGGTGTTCTAACACTGGCAAATACTGCAGCTACGCCAGGGGCCTATACCAACTCGAATATTACCGTTGATTCCAAGGGCAGAATCACGACAATCGCCAACGGATCAGGTGGCGGCGCGCCATCAGGTTCGGCTGGTGGAGATCTAACAGGGACGTACCCGAATCCTACCCTTGCAAATACGGCTGTGACCGCAGGTTCCTACACCAACGTCAATGCAACGGTAGACGCTAAGGGCAGGATAACGGCGATGAGCAATGGGTCAGCGGGAGGTGGCGGTGCACCCACTGCACAGAGCAATGTCACTGGGTCGCGTGCTTTTGGCACGGTGTACCATAACACAGGTTCTTCCCCTTTATATGTTTCCATCATAGCCACGGTTGGAAATAACTCAAGCACGGGGCATGATGAGTTGTTTGTGCAGACCGACAGTTCTACCACTCCAACCACTTACGTTGTTGGGTCAGATCAAACTACGGGTAGGGACGTATCATCGTTTTTTATCGTCCTCCCCGGCAACTACTATAAAGCGACCTTAGCAAGCGGTGGCGGATCGGTTAATCGCTGGGTTGAGTGGCAGTAAAACACTGCAACCTATCCTGATCTTGCAACATTTCAAAAGGAAAATCACATGAAAATCTTGCTGTTGGCGCTCTTGGGCGCCGCAATGCTGTACGGCCAACGCCCAGTGTCGCCGAATCAGATTAACCAGGTCACTGGCACCGGGAATGAGCTCGTGACGAGCCACGGAGTGCCGACTCCAGGATGCGTCAATATCGATGCCAACGGCGATTTCGTGTCGACGGGAACGGCGTGCCCTACAGGCAGTGGAGCGACGATCACGAGCACCACTCATGTCATTTGCGGCAATGGCTCTGGCAATGGCGCTTTGTGCTCACCAGACTTGACGCCGGGCAGTTTGGCGACCACGGCCTCTGTCGCAGATGCCATCGCATCGGTGAATCCTGCCGTAGCGGTCGAGGCGGCTACCACGGCCGTGCTATCGAACTCGCCAACCTATAGCAATGGGACCGCAGGCGTGGGCGCGACACTGACGGCCGGCAGCAACGGCGCACTGACCATCGATGGCTACACCGTGTTGCTGAACGATCGAGTGCTCATCAAGACGCAGGCATCGGCGCTGCAGAATGGCGTTTACACGCTTACCACTCTCGGCACTGGCGGTGTCCCTTATGTGCTGACGCGGGCCGCCGACTACAATTCGGCATCGAACATCAATTACACTGGCACGACTCCGGTAATTAATGGAACAACCAACGCGAACACTGGCTGGAACCTCACTACCCAGATCGCGACGGTAGGAACCGATTCCATATCCTACGTCGCCGCAGCAACTACGACCCCCCCGGGCGGGAACGTCAAGGGCACTGGCAACTTCGCCACTGGCAACGTCATCACCGGGGCTGGAGGAAAGACGATTCAGGATAGCGGGGTAGCTTTCTCGGCCGTCGCGCGATCTAATGCGGCCACCACTGTCAACGGGCAAACCTGCACACTTGGTTCAACATGCACGATCTCTGCTACTAACATCACGACGGGAACTCTTCCGGCTGCGCAGACTGCCGCTGCGCTCTCGAACACTACCAGCGTCAACGGGACGACGATTCCAAGTAGCGCGACCCTGACGCAGACGATTGGCAGTGGAACGATAACGCTAGGGACATCTGCCATAGCATCGGGGGCTTGCTCCTCGACCGCAACCGTAACCATCACGGGGACAGCATCAACCGATGCATTCTTCGCTAATGTGAATGGCGATCCGACAGCGGTCACTGGGTATGTTCCAAGTACTAATGGGTCGCTCTATATATGGGTTTGGCCGACTACTAACACGGTCAACGCGAAGGCATGCAATAACACCAGCGCATCCATTACACCAGGATCTGCAATCGTGCTGAATGTGAGGGTCGCTCGATGAAGTCGATGATTCTGCTGCTTTGCCTCTTGCAGGGCATGCCCCTTGGATCTCCCCAAACCAGCATTTCAACTTGCGGCTCCCCGGTTAGTGGTTCCGAGTTCTGGTATAAAGCGGACGCCGGAGTCACATGCAGCGGAGCATGTTCAAACGGTTCTTCTGTAACTTCCTGGGCTGACCAATCTGGGAACAGCAGGACGGCCACCACCGCATCGGGGACGCTCACATTCAGCACGAGCCAGCTTAATAGCCTCCCAGCGATCACCAGCGCAGGCAGCGCATGGGCCACCATTGGCGGATCTACCATTGGTGCCAGCGATAAGCATTCAGTCTTTATCGTTTGGAACAACACGCTTGCTGGAGGTGCCCGTGGGATTATGGGCGGACCTTCTGCCGACAACACAATCACCGTGTACACGAACGTCGGGCTCGGATCTTTCGGGTTCTGCTATGACACGTCGGTCACCACTTTCGGCAACTGCACATCAACCGGTACGACTGTAAGCACTTGGTATCAGGGCAATATATTGCAGCGAGGGCCTGCATCTGGATCTGGCTCGCTTATCCAATTCCGGGTTAACGAATCGCCTATCTCACTGGCTGGTGGCGGGAACAATCTTAACGTCAATCCGCCCGAACTGATATTCGCGTACTCTGCCAGCCTGCACACCTTTGTGGGGAGCATCGCTGAAATCATCTACTACAGCACTGACCTTTCAGGCGGCGATGTGACGACCAATGAAACCTACCTGCATTGCAGGTACGGAATATAGGGGAATGGCCTTGATCCGCAGCATTCAACGGTACGCGCTACTCAGTACACTTGCCCTTTCTGTCACCGCGCAGACGCCCGTCACCCGAAAGCCCTACATCTACTGGTGGCAGCCAGGCGACTCTCTGTACACGTGGAAGCCACTCGTGGTCGACCCGCCGCTCACGGTGACAGTGGACGCTACGGGGCAGTTCCATCTCTCCATGCCGGCGCCTACTCCCTCTCTGATGTTCATTCCGCCCGCTGGCGACCCGATTCCGCTGTCGTCACTCTCATTCAATGGGGACGCTACGGTAATGTACGGAAATGGGGCCGTGCAGGTCGGGTTCAACACCGCGGTACTCGCCAGTCGAACGGCAATGCAGAGCGGGCCCGCGTCGGCCAACTCGAGCGGGAACCCTCAAACCTGCGCACCGCAGCCGTTGCCCGACAATCCCGATGCGCCGCTAGTGCCGGGGACCGATTACGTCTCTGCCTGTTCGACGCAACTCACGCGGCTCGATAAATACCAGACGCTGAACTGGATTGTCGAGACGCCGAACATTGGCCCAGTTTCGCTTTCGATTGACACATTCCCCGCTATGCCCGTGCTCGACCGCCGCGGCAATCCTCTAGTGCCAGGTGCGCTAATACCCGGGCTCTATCGCATTTGGAATGATGGTGCCGCATGGAGAGTCGCGGAACTGTGATCGAAGCGCAGCAGTGGAGGGATAGCCCGCCTATCTTCCCGCCGCGGAAGGGCATGCTTGCACTCGCCTGACCGCGCAGATTTGCTTCGTCAACGTGAGGAGTGGATGCGGTTCAGGATAGCTCTTCGCAAAGACCCGCTGCTGAAATCGCACGTCTGTTCTCGCGCGGGCCTACCGCCTGACGTGTGCGAATGGCTCGACCTGCGGAGGATCGCGGCAATCTATGGCCCGGGGCCCATTACCAACGTCTGGAACGACATTGGGATGCTTGAGCCGATTGGAGAGTGGCAGAGAAATAGCAAAGTAGCCTCCGAGCAGCATAGTGGCATCTAATGGAAATCCGTGAACCGCTCAGCTAGGGCTTGTGCTTACGCTTCTTCACTGGCTGCGGCCCGAACACAGGGCTCTCGCAGAACTGCTTAACGTCGCGCGAAACCTTCACCGACGACGCCACGAACACCATCTCGCCCTTGCGGTCGAATACCGCCATATCCTCATGCACTGACCACATGCCGCGGTTATGGTCCATGCGGATGAACAGGTCGGCATTCTCTGGCTGGTTAACCACTGTCACCGTCTTGCAGTATTCATCGAGGTGCTTCATGACGGCCACGGTCAGCTTTACCGTGCCAGCGTGCGAACTGCCCATAGCGTTTGCAATGGAGCGGGTTGCGGCACCCGCCCCGAAGCTGGTAGCCTCCCACGTCTGGGAATCGCCCACAAATACCCTGATGCGGCCATCCTGGTGAGTCGGCTTAACTTGGCCCAGCAGTTGAGCGCCGATCAGCACAACTATCGAAATCGCGCGTGTTTGCATGGGTTGACCTGCTTAGGCGACAGGAACGCGGCTGGACTTTCCCTTGGCGAAGACTGCTCGGCCGCAGTGTTCGCAAGGGTAGCATTCGAATGCTTCGCCGGAACCGGACCACACGCACGATTCAGACCGCTTCGGAGAGTGGCCGAAAAAGAAGCAAACGATCCGCTGCACAATTGAAGGTTGTTTCATTGCTTAAACCTGTGCTGAAATTAGCAGTGATTCACCCGAATGTCAATTAGCGCACATTAAGAATGCGCGTTGTGCTTGTCAGTATTAGGAAATCTCTGAAGGATTTCCGCACGTGCAGCAGTTGTCATTATCTCGAGCGCGGTCAGCGCACCATCAGCGATCTTGCTCGCCCGGGCAAGTTTCATCCCATGCAGAAGCGCGGCGGTGGTCAGCTTTCCGAGCAGCCAGTATGCCTTGGCACGCCATGCCCAGAGCGCCTTCTCTTTCCCTGCGCCGGCCATTTGCTTCGCCTTCCACAGCGCCTCAATATCGTGCGCTAGTTCGTCGGCGTAGAAGTGCAGCATGCGCCGATGCATGGCTATTGCCGAGTCGCTGATGAGTGCGTTCTGCGCCTCCAGGAACCGCTGGTCGCGTTTTCCCAGAAGGCGGCGAATCGGTTCAAATTGCGTGATCGGCTGATGCTCTCGCAAATCTTCGCATCGCGCAATTTCTCCCAGGACTACTTCGTTTTCGATCTCGGCGAATGTATCGTACAGCGGAATATCCGCTGCTTCGAACATGCGCCTACGAATGTCCGCTGAACTTAGCTTGGCTAGTGTTTGACAGGCGACGTCGAATTCAATATCTGACGTGCTGATGAAGCGGTTGGGCACAGTTGTATTCCTTTACTTACTTGGAAGGGAATGTCGATCTGCGGCGCGGTGCAGATTTCGATTCGATTAAAATCCTAGCATCAAACGTTTCGAAAGACTAGGCTCTATTTTTCTTTTTTTTGCTTCTGTTTCGCGCCGAAATTTGCTTTAGCACAGGAGCTTTTGCCGTGTCTGTTCAATATTGACCACCTCCGGGCCAAGCTCTCCGAGTTGACTTCGCTGCGGTCTTTTTTTTGGGGTTGGGGTTGATTTTCTGAGCGTCCGTAAGGCTCTGTTCGCATTCGAGTATCTAATGTGATGCTAGCGAGTTGGTGAAGGCTCGCTGAGAAGGCGCATGAAACCTTAACCCCTTGATTTCACGCACCAAAAATTAGCGATTATGGAGCCAGGACGCAGTTTTTTTGGCGGTCGCGATTTGATCTGAGCACGCGACTGCTTGCACCTCTTCAGCGGGGCCTGGATTGCATACCTGACGATCCCCCACAACGTTTAACGCTGATAGCCGCGAAAGGCTCTTAATTTACTGCCAGTTCGCGAGCAGGCTTTCAGACCCGTGATTCTTCAGCGCCCCGGATAACCGACGGCTACGTCTTAACAACCGTGCTTTTGTTGGTCGCGGAAATCCTGCTTTTGAATCGAGAGTCTCGAATTTGGTGAGGATTAACATTTCCGCCGATCGTTAACGATTAGATCCAGTAGGGCCTTGGATCGGTGGAACAAGGCCCCACGCTGGATAACCGTTGTCGGAGCAACCCGACAAATCCAGCCTAGCACGGATACTTGTAGATTTCAACTACTTGCAGATATCAGACGAATCGGGGCGCCACGCCGGATCATTGCGGCCGCCTGCCGAACATCCGCGGGTATAGCGTTTTAAGGGGCTCTAGTTCGCCGCCGCGTTGTAGTTTTGCCAATTCATCCATCAGATGAGGGGTGCCGCTTGGATCATCTGTTAGCGCATCTGGGTTCTGCTCAAGGTCTTTCCCAAACGCATCCTTAAGCAGTTCCGTAATTTCCTTGATGCGCTCTTCAGACAGGAACACAGCGGGATTGCTCATTTGTAGTTCTCCAGCATGTGGCGCACAACCAACTGCGTGGCGGCCTTCTGCTCGGTAAACTCTTTTGGGTCGGTCGACAGGAATCGGATTAGCCCTGCGACAACCTTGGCGTACTCTGGCGGCACATTCTTGATGACTGGCTGGCCGCCAACCTTCCAGCCGACCGAATCAGCGATGCGCAGAGCCTCGCCTATTACCTCTGGCTGATTGGGTTCATGCTTGGTTGCCTTGAAGACTGCATACTGGCGATCTTTGATCCGCCCGAGTGCATCACGGTACACCTTGATCGAAACGATCTGATCATCAATCTTTTCTTTCTTTTCATCTGTTTGCAGCATTTTTCCGCCTTACGTCTAATAAATCTCTTGACCTTTCCGCTACTTGTAGATAAAGTAGGTTTCAGGTAAACAGTTACCTAACAACTTTAGCAGATGACACCTACAGTAAATCCAAGTGCCGATCAGCTTAACCGTAAGCAGATCAGGGCGATATTTCGACGCAACTACGGCTCACAGGCAGAACTGGCCCGCATTGCAGAGGTAAGCCCGGTTTCCATCTCGCAATGGCTGGCTGGCAGGTTCGACAGCAAAAAACTGGAGGCAGCAGTGCGTGACTATGCGACGGAGATTCTTCGAAAGGAACAGAGTTCTTCGCACGTTGTTTAGCCACAGGAGGAATTATGAAACAAGCAATTGACTTAGTACACTCATCCACCACGGAAAGCATTGACAGCTTTCGGTCGAAAGCGAAACGCCAACGCGCGCACACCGTGCCTGGAACCATGATCGCCCCAGTTCGAGCGGGCATCGTTCAAGAGATGAAGGCCGGCCGCAACTCCGCGCAAACAGCAAAGGCAAATAACGCGACACAGGTGCTCTGCGTTGAGCTCTACTGCCGCGCCAAGTTCTTCGCTCTGGACCAGAAGGTTCGCGAGCTTGAGGAAATTCTGTACAGGCGGGCGGCGTAATGGCACGCAAGAAACCAGTGAAGCGCGAGACATCGCTCTACCTATTGGCCGAAGCTATCCACGCGGTCAGCCTACAGATAGCGGGTCTGTCGAGCCGAGAGCATGGGCATAGCGACCCACCGCCGCATGCACCTAGCAAGGGCATGGGGCTGGCGCGAAGCATCGAGATTACCTCGGCAATGAGGCGGTCAGCATGAAACGCGCGACTTACACAGTTTTGGCGGTTGTGTCGGTCGCTGCAATCTCGGCTTTGGTGTTCGCACTGAAGACTCTGGACGATGGTGCACGGTGGACTTTGGTTGTTGCTCTGGTGGCATTCGTGGCATGGCTGGCTTATGAGTGGAAGCGGGACGGTGGAGACTGATGCCGATTGAACTCATGGCGGCCACTGGTTTCGCGGTACTGGCGGCGTTCATTTCGAATTGTGCGATTTGGGGCAACCCGTTTCGGAGGCGCAAATGAAGCTCGGCGGCAAGGTTTACGTGGTGGTCGGTCGTCGCGTTGAAGAGCGCGAGATCGTCGGCGAATCGCCGTCGCACTGGTTCATTGGATGGCAGCCGATTAAGCCCTACGCCAAGGCATACTTTCCACCGCGCGGCATGTATCTGAACCGCGATCTTGCGGAGTGGAACGCGGGCAGGGGGATGTTAATTCGCATGAGGAGCCTGTTATGGGGAAACTAATGGAAGCCGAGAGCGAACTGGAACGCGCGAGACGCCGCGCCTGCCGATGGTCCGATACCGATCCGGTGGACTACGAGCGCATGTTCTGCGCGGAGCCGCTGGTGCAGAGTGATCGCCTGGATTGGGTTGAGGCGGCCATGGGCGTTGTTTCGCTGCTGATTTTGATCGTCGCCGTCGGGATGTGGCTCGCATGAACCCGGTTAAGGAAGGCCAGATCTGGCGCGAGTTTGACACCAATCGATGTCTGTTGGTCGAGTCGATCAACGGCGAAGTGGCCACGTGCTTCCCGATGGCGCTGACGGATGAAGTCTGGATTGCTGTTGGCAGTAAGACGCTGATCACGGTTGAGTTGCTGTGCTCGGGCCGCTACTCGCTGGAGACAATGATATGAGCATCGGCGCTCACCTGCTGTCGGATTTCGAGCAACTGTGCCAAGGGAACTTCGAGTTGCCGTACGTTGCAAGCGAAGCGACGTGCCATATCTGCGGCCAGAAAGTGTGCGAAGACCGTGCCGCTTGCGAGTCCGACGCGCGTTACGACTACGACCCCGGGTGCGAGGATTGCGATGACTAGTTACTTGTTTGTCGCCTTCATATTGTTAGCTGTGGTCGATTTTGTTCTTTACCATTTCGAGGTCCAGCGTCGCGGACCTTTGGGGAATCATTGGTTCGGCAGCGGGTTCTACGAGTGCTGGAAAGGTAACAGGCCACTGAAATGAAGCGCCACGGCACCACCTACTCATGGGGCGTTTGCAAGTGTCGCTGTGCCGAGTGCAGAAACGCCAAGCGGTTGGCAATGGAGCGCTACCGCAGGAGCAAGGGCATCCCGGCGCGCACCAGGCAGGAGCACGGCACGAGCGCGTATCGGAACCAGGGTTGCCGCTGCGACGTTTGCAGAGAGGCGCAGCGGGTGTGCATGGCGGGTCGGAGAGCGGCAGCATGAAGTGCCCTAACTGTGGCTCGGATGCTGGCTTTGAGTCTCGCGCCGATTGGAGCATGAGCAGCGAGACGGGCTATGTGCAAGGCGAGTGGTTGGAGTGCCGAGCGTGCGGTGCGGAGACGGACTACCAAGAGTTGGGCAGGATCGAGGAGCAGCAAAATGCGGCTATCTACCGAAACGTTAAAGAAGGTCGGAACAATTCTCTCGTCGCCTGACTTCGACGCATCCGAGAAGTGGGTGGTCAAGTGGCAGATGTCGGGCCTCGGCCAATTTCAGACAGCACTTGCGCTGGTGATCAGCTACGCAGACCCGACCAATCTGGAGATTCTGCGCAAGAGCTTCCCCGTCGAGGTTTCAGGCTATGAGCGCTGGGCGCTGGGCGTGGAACCGCGGATCGCTCCGAAGCTGAGAGCGGCGGGGCTGGAGATTTAAGCGTGAGGCGATCTCTGGTATGGATCGGCGGTGGGGTATTGGCTGGTTCTTCAGTATTTGCTGGACTTCCATGGTGGTTTGGTGCGTCGATGTTCATTGGAATCGCTTTGTTAATTGAAGGGTCCAAGGATTAGCATGACCACCTTTGAAGTACTAGGAAGAGAGCTTAAGGCCGCGAAATTGGCCGACTGGCTCATCGAGCACAAGTTCACGGCGGCAGAAGTGCGAACTGCTGTCAGCGAGGACGAAAGCTGGAAGATTCTCGCCAAGGGGCTTGGTATGCGGATCGCAAGTGTGGAGACTCGCAGGGCAGTGGTTGAGGCGATGGAACGGGAAGAAGTGAGATGGGCAGGAGAAATATTACATGACGCCGGCAGTAATTGAACGAGAAATGGCAGTAACGGGCGCGGCCGAATCCGACTCATCGGTGCTCATGCGGTTGGTCGGCCAAGCGGCCACAGATCAGCGCTTCGACGCTGACAAGCTCGGCAAGATGCTCGAGATAGTGCGCGAGTTGAAGCGCGACGAGGCAGCGGCTGCATTCAATGAGGCTATGTCGCTGCTCCAGCCGAAGCTTCCGCGGATCGGCAAAGATGGGCGCGTCAAATACAAGGATGTCGACTTCCGGTTCGCCACGTACGAGAACATCGATAAGGCCATCCGCCCGCTGCTGGCTGAGTTTGGGTTCTCGCTATCCTTCGACACGGAGTTCACTGACAAGGGCGATGTGTACGTTGGCACCATCTCGCATCGCATGGGGCACAGCAAGTCCTCAAAGATGCGCTTGCCAGCCGATACCAGCGGCGGCAAGAACGCAATCCAGGCGGTAGGCAGCAGCGATAAATACGCGCGTCGGTATCTGACCGAGCGGCTGCTGAACCTCGTTACCGAGGGACAGGACGATGACGGCAATGGCGTAGGGCTCATTGATCAGAAGCAATTGAACTCGCTGCTGGACATGAAGATCGCCGCTGAAATGGATGACCGTCAGACCCTCGCGTTTCTGAAGCTGATCGGCGTAGAGCGGTTCGAGGATATCAATCAGGCAGCATTCCCAATCGCGTACCGTGCGCTGCAGGGTAAGGTCCGCGCGAAGACTGGGGGCCAAAAGTGATAGTCCACCAGTGTTTGCAGAACTCACCAGAATGGCATCGGCTTCGCGCCGGGATCGTCACTGCCAGCGAAGTGAAGCGCATCATCACGCCGAAGACCTGCGAACTGAGCAAGCAGGCCGATGGATACCTTTATCACCTGTTGGCGGAATATATGGTCGGGCATCCAATCACAGGGATTGAGACTGATGCGATGGCGCGGGGAACGGCACTTGAAGGACCAGCCGCTGAGCGGTTCTCGTTCGAGACTGATATGGCGGTCGAGCCGATTGGCTTCCTCACCACGGACGACGGCATGATTGGCTGCTCTCCTGATCGCAAGGTGGTTTGCAAGAACGAGATTTGCGAGATCAAGTGCCCTTCTGAAGAGGTACACGTTCGGTACCTGCTAACTGGCGCAATCGCAGATGAATACCGCCCGCAAATCCAAACTCAACTCTATGTCGGCGGGTATGACTGCGCATGGGCCATATCGTATCACCCGGAACTCCCGCTGTGCGCCATCAAGGTGGAGCGCGACGAGCCCTTTATCGCGAAGCTGGCGATGGCTCTCAGTGCTTTTGTGGAGGTGCTGCTTGAGAAGCGCGCGCTGTTGGCTAAGCTTTACGGGCCATTCACGCCGATCATCGGTTCGCCTGACGCAGAGCCAATGCCTGACAACCTGGGTGTGTCCGATGCCGACCTCGACATGATCTACCGCGACAGCTTCGGAAGGGTGGGCGTTTAATGGACTACTTGGAGGTAGCGCATAAATTAGTCCCTCCTGACCCTGATGGTGATTCGTGGTTTTCCGTATGTGGCTACGACCTCATTATTGGCCTTTTCGGCAACGTTGCGATTGAAGTTTCAGACGATGACTGGCAAGGCGATACGCGAATTTTATACGCGGAAACTGGCAATGGTTTTGGTTACCTTCAGTTCGGCTGGGGTTCATGTTCGGGATGTGATGCTCTTCAGGCGTGCGATAACCACGCAGAACTCGCCAAGTTGATACAGGAGTTGGAGGAAGGCATCAAATGGATGCCGCGCGATGAGATGCTCAAGTTCTTCAAAGAGCACGACTGGGAAGGTGACTATTCGTGCAATGAGAGCGAGCAACGTAATTTCGTCAGCCAAGTTATCGCTCATTTGGAGGCAATCTAGATGGCTGGTCGCCCCAAAGGACAACTCGAGCGCGACATGCTGGCGAGCATGCGCGAATGGACAGCCGATCGCCGTCAGCAGTTTCTCACCCGGGCCGACGAGTTGCACCGTACTTTGAAATGGGTCGAGCGGCGAGACAGAGATGTTAGCCCGGCGGAATTAGCGGAATTATCCAGAGAGCCTGATGCACTGTTCTCAGAAAGTTCGCAGCATGGCAGCGGGGAGCCACGAACTCCCGCACTCTCAGCAAAGGAGGCGGATACCAACCAGAGCGATTGAGCTTTATTCGAGGCAGGGAGCATCGGCGGGGCGCGTCGGTGGCTCCTGCGATCGGCCGAACCGGGGTACCCTCCGACCCCGAGCCGCCAGCTTGTTCGACCGATCGCAGGAGGAGCAAATGGCAGTACTCACGGTACGAGTTGATTTCGGAAGTATCAGGGTCGAAATTCCTGCGCTACAAGCCTACGTTGACCTCCTCGTAGGCGACCAGCAAAAGGAAATCGATGCATTGACAAATCAGGTTATGCAGTTAACGACCTCGCTCAAAGATCCTACGGCAGCGCTGAAAGGCGCGGTCGACGCAAACACGCAGTAATAACCAAAAGGAGCACCAATCAAATGGCTATCGATTTTACAGCACTCAATGCGGCAATAGCAGCCGCGACCCAGCAGGTTACCGCCTCCACCACAGTGGAAGCTTCGGCAACCGCGCTAATCTCCACTTTCTCTGCCGCGATTCAGAAGGCCGTCGCCGATGCGATTGCCGCTGATGATGCCGCAGACCAGGGCACCGCAGATGCAGCCGCCGCTGCCATCAGCCAGGTTACGAGCCAGTTCAACGCCTCCGCTGCCGCACTCGGCGCTGCGGTTACCGCCAATACCCCGGGTGGCGATACTCCCCCGCCCCCGCCGCCGCCTCCGGCCGTCTAACGCTGTTCTCCTTGAAGTACCGGCATCCAGAATACTGGAGCCGTCCTGAGTCCTCTTTCCCGCTGGTCGCGCATGTCCAGCGGGGATTTTTCAGACCGTCGATGAGTCGGCGGTGCGAAAGGTTGACATGAGGAACGGCAGTCCGTTGGTGCAGATCGGTGTCGTGGCGATGGTTAACCCTCAAAGCCTGCCAGATCGACCGAAGAAACGACCAGATTCTGCCGCGCGGAATAAGACCGCGTTTGGTGGGGGCTGAGTTTAACACTCAATGAGTAGAAGGCGGGTTGCGAGGGCGGCCCGCTTAAAAAGGAGAGACGCAATGCATCAATACCGAATTCAGTACCAGAAGTTGCTGAACACATGGACGCTATCGGAGATCGTCGTGCATGACGACCGCGAGAAGCACTACTTTGTGTCCGATCTGGCACGCAATGGCTACTGGATCGAGACCGACAAGACTTGGCTGGCGCCCGGCTGCATCCAGCAGGTTGTGGTGATCTCGTAGGCTGACATGAGACTTTTGCAGATGCTTTTGGGCTGCCGCCACCGCAAGACCAGCTTCCCGCTGACCGAGACGCGCTTCACTGCCGACGGCCAGAAGGTTCGCCTGACGTACGTCGCGTGCCTCGATTGCGGGCGGGAGATGACCTATTCATGGGAAGAGATGCGGATGGTGGCCTAGGTTTGGTAGGCAGGGCATTGGCGCGGTAGAGCTCGGCTCGGCCAGGTAGTGCATGCTGCGGTGGCGCACGGTTCGGCGAGGTCCCCAATGGGGAGATTTTTGGTCGTGCCAGGTAAGGCTTGGCTAGCCCAGGCGCGGCAAGGCTGAGTAGGGCGAGGTCCCCAATGGGGAGAGCAGAGAAAGTTTCCCCTATTAGAAGGGGTCGGTCGGGGTTTGGCAGAGCACGGCAAGGCAAGGCTCGGCGCGGTGGGGTAAAGCTCGGTTCGCCGTGGCTAGGCTAGGCATGGTAGGGCGTGGCCCGGACTGGTAGGGCAAGGGCACCTTTGGTGCAAGAAAGAGGAAGGCTTGAAAAAGGTACGTGTAGAGATAACTGGCACGACTCCGCTACTGATGCATGCGGACAACATAGATTTCGCCGATGAGATGGACGCTTGGAAGAACAACCCAAAGAACAAGGGCTCTTCCAAGGCTGGTGATGATCGTACACCACCATGGCGATGGGTTGGATGCCTAAACTACGATCACCCTGCTACTGGCGTGGTTACGATCCCTTCCGAGTACATCATGCGCTCCATCATGGGAGGCGCGGCGGAAGTGCCGACAGGGAAAGGCAAGAAGACCTTTAAAGCGCAGTCTCAGAGCGGGTTGCTGTGCGAGGAGTTCCATTGGCCGCTGGCTATCGATGGCAAGGCAATTCCAATGAAGGCAATTAGCCAGTGCAGGGACCTGGAGACATTCAAGGAAAACGTTGCGGCTGCCGACGCACTTGGTTTCTCGCTTTTCACAAAACGAGCGAAGATCGGTGCTTCAAAGCATATTCGTGTTCGCCCGCGTTTTGATAAGTGGTCCATCGCGGGGCAGATCTTGATTATCGACAAGGAAATCAAGGTGGAAACGCTGCAGCAGATTTTGGACATCTCAGGGCGGCTAAAAGGGCTTGGCGACTGGCGACCGGGAGCGCCGACGCCGGGACCGTTCGGGATGTTCACGGCTAAGGTTTCCGCGGCTTAAAGTTTGGTTGGGCGAGGCATGGCCCGGTTGTGCGCGGTGCGGCAGGACCAGGCACGGCCCGGCGCGGTGGGGTTAGGTAAGGGGCTTATGGCCGCCCCTATTCGAAGGGGACTGGTATGCCGGGGTAGGGCTGGGCAGTGCGGGGCTCGGTGCGGTTGGGTTAGGCGAGGAGCCAATGGCTAAAGGAGAAAACGCTTTGGATTACGCGCAGATTTTCAAAGGTGGAATTCCTTACGGGCCTGACATCAAGCGGCTGTCAGAGGCATTCCCGGTTCCGGAACTTACTGAGGGGCTGATAATCTCCCACCCGAAACTGGAAGCCATTTTGGAGATTGCTAGGACTAGTCAGCGCTACTACGGCGTAGTTAACGCTTGGATTTCTAAGCAGAAGCACGACAACGGAATCATTATCAAGTGGCAACCATCGGTCGGGCTGAAGGTTTTGAATCCGGCTGAAGTTCTGGAGTTCGCGGAAACCCGAACAAAGCAGAAGGCGAAGCAGTTGGGGCGATCGGTTAAGTGGTTCAGTTGGGTTGACCGCAAGCGACTTGACGATACAGGCCAAAAGCGGCTCGACCACCAAATGATGGTCAGCGCGAGGATGGCTCAGGCTGTCGCATCCGCGCAGAAGGAACTGGCGGTCGAGTTAGCACCGATAAAATCCCTTCCTAAGAGGATCGCGCAGAATGTCTAAGCCAACGGCGCTAGAAGTCATCGAGGAGCAAAGCGCAATCCAGCGGGCCGAGCGGCAGGTCATCGAAGCGGCCGAGGCACTGGAGGGGGGGCATTTTCTCAGACGTAGACTTGCGCCTCAAGTTGGTCGAGGCCGTGCGCAGGTTGCGAGCGGTCAGGGGATAGGCACTTCGGCGAGGGAGACTTCGCCGGCTCCGTTGGACGTCCTCCCGGTCGGTAAATCCTCGGGGGAGGGTAGCTAATCGCTGGGCGTTCAACAGAACAAAGGCTTGGGCGGAGGATAAACCACCTACCGCTCCGAAGGTTCCGGCGTATGTCGGAACAGGGGACCGCGGCAACAAACGTACTGCCAACGCGGCGGCCCGGTCCCCACAAAAGGAATCAGATTGCGCACAGCAGCAAGAATAGACGCCAATCACGGCGAGATAGTAGCGGCCTTTGAGGCTCTCGGATGCTCAGTGCTTTCGCTGGCTTCCATGGGCAAAGGCACACCGGACCTGCTCATCGGCTGCGACCTGCGCAACTTTCTCTGTGAGGTAAAAGATGGCCGAAAGCCACCTTCGGGGCGCAAGTTAACTCCTGATGAGCACCGTTTTCAGAAGCACTGGCGCGGTCAATGGTCCGTTATCGAGTCGGTGCATGATGTGCCGGCGTTCGTCAAGGCATGGAAAAAAGACAGATGATCTACTATCGCAATCGCCCAATCCCCGATTTCTCCACAGCCGAACTCATGGCAATCCAGGCCGCCACGCTTCGCACCTACAAGCCGCTGCGCCTGTGGCTTGAGGTTAGTGAGGCAATCGAGTGCGAACTGGCCAGGCGCGGGGAGTTGCGCAGAGCAGAGCGGAGGGCAGCGTGAGCATGCTTGACGTGAAAGTGTCGGAAGCGGTGATGGGTTGGCCTAAAAATCTGCTATCGGCGTCGCTTCCGTATTCAACTTCATGGGCTACCATGCGCTTACTCGTGGATCGTATGCGCAAACTGGGATGGGCCCCGAGCATGGCACTCCATGAGCAGAAGTGGGACGAGTGGACCGTCACTCTTGTAAAGGGCCAGCAGAGCTTCAGCGCGACCGCAGCCGAGTTGCCCCATGCCTTTAGCCTCGCAGCGCTGGCGGCAATAGAAGGAGAGCGCAAGTGAGCATCCTCCGCTATCTGCCGAACCCATGGATGGTGCGCGATCGCAAGATCCTGCACCTGCAGCAGCACATCAGCCGCTTAACAGATCGATACGACGCGCGGGGCATTGAGCTTCGCGAGGCGCAGGAGGAGATCGAGCGGCTAAGGGCAGAGTGCGATGCGTGCCTACGGTACTCGTTCGAGGTTTCGGAGCGGAGAAAATGACGGATTACGTGCTGGTAGTGGCCTATTCTCCGCGTACAATCGCAGACGAAGTTAGAAAATTTATGGGAAAAGGATGGTGCTGTCAGGGTGGCATCGCGATTTCAAGCGACAGGGATTCAATCTATGTCTACATGCAAGCCATGGTCCGCACTATGGCCAAGAGTGAGGAGCCAGAATGACCCACGTGCCAGACATCGAACAAGAGGCCCGGCGCGGGAAAGCTGTGGCGCTCTGCGGACGAACGGTGAGCGTGCGGAAGATGGGCGCATGTACTCCCAAGTGCGAAGACTGTGATGTCTTCAGTCAGGACGAAATAGAGGCCGTTTGGGAAGGACGGCTGACGTTCATTGAGTGGGCCGATCTTGTGATTGGCCGCCGTGGATTCATTCGAGTGCGCAAGGCTTTGGCTCGACGGAGGTGGCGGAAGTGAACAGCCCTACAGAGAATCTCCTTACAGCCGAGCAGGTAGCCCAAATGTGGGGCGTTTCGCCTCAGTGGGTAATCGACCATTCGAATGGCAAGCGCACACCGCAGATTCCTAGGGTCAAGCTTGGGCGCAACGTTCGGTTTCGGCCGCAGGATATCCATGCGTTCCAAGAGAAGTGCTATGCGGCATCCAAGGAAGGTGCCCGGTGCTAAAATCTCCGATTCAGGAGGGCGCACGTAAACTTGTGAGCAGAGAAAGGTATCAGCGAGGGTGTATTCAGAAGGTTGGTAAACGTCGCAAGATGTGGAAGCTTCACTGGCACGTTTACAAGCTTCAGGCCAACGGCAAGGAAAAGCGACGGCATCGGTCAAAGACGCTGGATTGTGAGCAGTATTCGAAGGCTGCAGCATGGCAGAAGCTCGCCGAGGTTATCCGTCTTGAGTGCGGCGGCAACGTTCGCATGGATGACGGGATATCGGTCGAGGACTTCTACCGTCAGGTGTTCCTGCCGACGCGCACTTGGGCCGGGAATACGGCCAAAAACAATGAATGCACATGGCGGAATCACGTCTCCCCATTCTTCGGGGCCATGCGAATCGGTGACGTTCGACGGCATCACGTGGACAGTTTCTACCAGACGAAGGCTGGCTTAGGTGCCTCAACGCTAGTTCAGATCCGAAACGCCGTGGTGACCGTGTTTGAGTACGCGCACGATAACGGCTTCATCCTCGAGATCCCGATGCCCAAGATCAAACTTAAGAAGCTTGCCAAGCCATCGGCCGAAACCAAAGTGCTGACGTTCGAACAGGCGCAGAAGGTTTGCCATATGACCGGGGAGCATGGGCTGGTTTACCGGATACTGTTCTGCTGTGGTCTTCGCATCGGCGAGTTGATAGCGCTCCGGGTATCGGACATTCGTGAGAAGACGCTGATTGTAGATGAGAGCGTGGAGTCTGGCTCTAAGATCAAGGGCACAAAGGGCGGCGAGACTCGAGAGGTGCCGCTACCCGCGAATATCCGCATCGCATTGATTGAGCGATGCTCGGCTTTGACCGATCGGCAGTTCATCTTCGGCAGCAAGCTAGACCCCAACAAATGGGTATCTCGCCAGCGGGCCGGGGAGCGCTGGCTTGAGGTTGCACAGAAGGAATCGGGCATCGACTGGCTGGACTTCCACTGCATCCGGCGAACGTGCGCAACGCTGTTGAAGGATCGCGGGTATGCGCAGACGAAGGACATTCAGGAGATGCTCGGGCACTCTGATGAGGCGACTACCAACAAGCACTACATCAAGCCAGTGAAGGAATCGCAGCACCGGGCGGTTAATCAGATGTTCGAAGACATCATGGCAGAGGTGATTCAGTGATACAGACGAAAGCCCCGACGGAACTGCTAGCGATAGCGCTCGATCGTGCGCCAAATCTTGGGGTTTACGGTTTCGATAACCCCCAAGGAGGGATGCGGCCTGAGCACATGAATATGGGTAGTGACGAATTTCTGAGACAAGTGGGGCTTTGCGCGGCTTGGATACAAAACAGGACGTTACGGAAGACCATCGACACCCGATACAGTTCCTACTGGTTCAAGCACTTGGTTGAGAGAGAGGCTGGCGAATACATCCCTAACGGAGCGTTTATCGCCGCTGCACTTGGTATGGGCCTACAGTTCTCGGTATCGCATGGATCACCCAATGCCTGTTTTGCGTTCTCGCGGCGATCATATAAGCGGCGACGAAGGCTCTAAAGTTTTTAAGAACTGCCCTCATATGTTCACCGATTGGCGGGAAAGATTGAGAAAAAATGCCTAAAGTACATGAACGTAATTTCTTGTCAAGTGCCTATGTTTTCAACGTGTTTCGGCTGGTGTTCGCTGGCGTAAACATTGGTAAAAACGCGCTCAGTCCGTTAACTGTTCACCAATTGTTCACCACTTTGGAGGTGACGCTGTGAGTTCTAACGGACCCGTTTTCGAGAAGCCAACTGGCCCGCAGTTGCTCGGCTGGTTCTTCCCTACCCAGTCCACTTCAATCGGATGGGAAATCGAGTGCGAGCACATCGCCCAACTGATCCGCATGGGCTTTGTCACGCAGTACTCGGTGCGCTTCCCACTGGCCCAAGTCACCCCCGCGTTGCGTGAGATGGCGGCCGGGAAACACTTCGAAAGTGATGGGCACGTTCAGCTAAAGCTATCTGTGGCGAATTGGCTCAAATCAAGGGGCTGTACTGGGATCGAATTCGAGGCACCTACGCGCTACGGCCGTGCGGATGTTTCATCGGCTGACCCTAGGCTAGTTGCCGAATGCGGCAATACCCTGCCGTACCGACTGCTCTCTGGCATGTTCGGAGATGACGCTACGTTCTGCTTGGTTCCATATCAGGAAGCCATAAACGGGCAGGTGACCGCTTATCTGTTCGATGGCACCGCAGAGGGCATTGAGCGCTATTGGCAGGTGAGGCGGGCAGCCGAGAAGGAGCGCGAGGGTTACTACCAGAAGATGTTCGGCACTTATGCGAGCGTAGGGGTAACCATTGACCACGCGCAACTGCTGAAGGAAGGCGACACGGAGTTCGCTCGCCCCAACTTCCCCCAGGTGCCAGCATGCTGAGCCCCGAGAAGCTAGCCCAGTGGAAAGCGTTGTGTGATAAGGCGACATCAGAACCTTGGCTGACGAATGTCCTCATCGACCCTTTTGCATGGGAGATCTGTGGCCCTATCAAAGGGAGGCTATTCGAGATTGAGGAGAAAGATTCTCAGGATAGAGCCAATATCGATTTTGTATTGTGTGCCCGTACCGCACTGCCCGAGGCCATCGCAGAAATCCGGCGCCTGCAAATCTTGGTCGAAGAATTGGAATCGTTCAAGTGCAATCTGCTGCATGCTAACAATCTGAACCTTGAAGAGTGCCAGTCGTACCGAGACGAGATCGCCCGCCTGCAAGCCGAGATACGGAACCTGCGGGCCGATCGAAAGGAACTTCGAGAGCTGCTTGACGCTTCGCCTCGTGATCTATCTGCGTACGCCTTCAAGTATCACGGCAGCGATGCCAAGATTTACAACGGCATCTACGATCTTGAGACACAGGTGCAGCGCCTGCAGTCCGAGCTTCAGCGCATCCAGCCGCAGCCCGACACTTTCGCGCCAGGCACCGAGTGGAAGGAGGGCAAGTGACCGAGCGGCCGATTCTCTTCTCTGGCCCTATGGTTCGCGCCATCCTGGAGGGCCGGAAGACTGTAACGCGGCGGGTGGTGAAACCGCAGCCGAGGGTATCTGATGAGGAAGCGATGGTTCTCCCGGAGGCGTGGGCTACAGGATTCGTTGGTGTAAAGTGCCCCCACGGGAGAAAGGGTGATCGGCTGTGGGTGCGCGAAACATGGGCATCTCCCGACCAGGACAAATCGAAGCAGGGGCGCGTGGCGTACGACGCTGATGGGGTATGTGGTTGCTGGTGTGGCCACGGTGAAGATCGAAGTTTTATGTACCACGGTCGGATTTTGCAGGCTTCTGGGTTTAGCGAGTGCTTCCCGAAAAGCGGCAGCACG